AACTCTTCGATCTTGCGGCGCGCGTACCCGGCGCGGTGCGCGGACCGGTTGGAGCGGTCGTAGGGGTTGAGGGGTCCGTCGACGTCGATGAACAGGATCGGGCGCTGGTCCATGGTTCCTCCTGTGTCCATGTTCGCTGATGGGGGGTGGGCCCGCCGGGTGGTCGTCACCGGGCGGGCCCGCTTCGTGGCGTTAGACCCGGAGTTCGGCTGCGCCGCTGCGGATCTGCTCTGCGGTCACGATGGGCGCGAGTGCCCCGCTGAGGCCCTGCGGGCGGGGGGTCGGCAGCAGCGAGCCGTCGTACTCGTCTTGGTTTGCGGGGTTGCGGTAGGGCGTGTAGCCGCCCCTGGCGCGCTTCTCGGCCCTTTGGATGTCCTGGATGCTGGGCGCTCCTGTTGTGCCCTGTGCGGGCACGTGGGGCGCTCCGAGGCGGCGTGCGAGATCGGGGCGTGCGGTCGCTCCGTCACGGGCGAGGATCTTCCGCACGGTCTCGAAGTCGCCCGCCGCCATGTCGGCCTCGCAGGCGGAGCAGTACCCGGGGGCGAGGGTCACGCCGTGCTCGGAGCAGGCGGCGTCAGCGGGCGGGGACTCAGCGAAGCGGCGCACGTGCGCGAGGTCGCGGGCAAGGTCCCGATCGGCCCGGCCCGTCACCCACGGGATGATGCGGCGGATCGGCTGGCCGCTGTCACCTTGCTGCTCGATGAAGTCCACGACGGCGGCGGCTTCGTCGTCGGTGCAGCCGGTGCGTTCTTGGACGATGGCTTCTGGTGATCGCTTCGTCTTCTTCTCGACGGCGGGAGGTGTCGCCTCGTGGGTGATGTCCTCGACCTCAGCCGAAGAAGAGGAAGTAGTCCTTCTAGATACATCCTTCTGAGTGGTCCTTTTAGAAGACTGCCCGCTTTCGGACTTCCCGGGCTCGGGCTTCTCGCCTTCGGGCTTCCCGATACCGGGCAGTCCGAGAGAGTCGCCTCCGGGCTCTTCCTCTGGGAGGTTCTGAGGGGTGTCATAGACGTCCACGCGAGTGACCCACTTGCTGCCCTCACGGACCTTGGTGCGCACGAGGTAGCCGAACGCTTCCATCTCGTTGAAGGCGTGGAGGAACGCTCGCTTGCCGGGGGCTGCGTCACCTCGGATCTTCCGGGCGTCTTCCCACATCTTGAGTGCGGTGGCCCCGTTGAAGTCGTCTGCGTTGGACAGCAGCCGGAGGAGGATCAAGCGCGCCATCTCGGACATGCGCTCTTCGCGAAGGATCGCGTTCGGGGCGATCGTGAAGTTCGCGGTGTGCTTGGTGCGGTGCACCTTCATCGCGTCACCGCCGAGGGGTACGCGGTTGTGACTCGCGAGTCACTGCCCCGGTTCGAGCATCCGGGTATGCTGAAGCTAAGCTTCATGCCTAGCCGCCTTCCTGCGCTAATCAGGATCGGTGGTCAGAGCCCGTTCGGTGTTGACGCACCGTGCGGGCTCGCTCTTTTTGGTTGTCCTCCCAGTTTACCCCCTTTACGTGGGGGTCACATGACCGTGCCGTCCTGGAGGCCCCTTGCAGTTCCGCCCCCTCGCCCCCGTCGTCCTCGCCCTGGGCCTGACCGCCTGCTCCCAGACGCCCGCCATACAGTCCCCTCAGCAAGCCGACGCCACCCCTCCCGGCCAGAGCCCCTTCCCGCTCCAGGTAGAGGCAGTCACCACCTCATGGCGGCTCGCAGACGACCACGAGGACGGGACATGCACATGGCATGAGCCCACCTACGCCGTGATGGACGGCGCTGGAACCGTGGTGGATGTCGGGGGTCTGGAAGTCGGCGAAGGCCAGGTACGGGAGGTGGACGGCGAAGCCTCGTGTGTCCTGGAGGTCACCATCCCGGCCCCGCCAGCGGACGTCTACGAAGTGGAGATCACGGTCACGGCTCCGGAGTCCAACGCCGGGGGGCGTTCCATGCCGGGGGGCGGTGAAGAGTACAGCGGAAGCGCCATGATCAGCCGTACCGACGCTGCCGATGAAGCGGTGGTGGTGACGGTGGAGGGGCCCAGTCCCATCTACTGAAGGCATCCACCGCAGACGCCCCACGAGCCCGGCCATGTGCCGGGCTTTCGTGTGTGCAGCCCCCGGCGGGCGGGGGCTTTCGCGTGTCAGGACGCCTTCTTTGGCCCCTTCGGCCGTGGCGCCACCCCCGCGCCTTCCGCGATCCTCCGGTTGTACGCCGGCGTGAACGGAGACAGGGCGTTCACCTCCGTTGGGGTCATCCCGGCGTTGAGGGCGTCCACGATGGCTGCTCGCATGGCGTCGCGCGCCTCGTCGAGTGTCTCCTTGGCGGTGCCGTAGTCCTCGGCTGCTTGCTTCATGGTCTCCCTCTGCCTGTCCATAGATACAGAGTATAGATACCTTGCATTCTTGCCTAGGTATGGATACCTTGTATCCATAGGAAGTACCGATACTGAGAAGGGGACCTGATGAGCGCCACACTCAAGCTGAAGTCCAAGGTCGGCCTGCTGAACGCGCTCATCAACCACCCGCGCACCAGCACCCCAGAGCGCGACGCCGCCCGCCGAATGCTCCGCCGCCTCATCATCAAGGCCCGCGCGAACGGCGTCCGCCTCAGTGAAACCGGCGTCGTCGACCGCCGCACCTACGGGGCCAAGCACGACAGCACCGAGGGCCTGCGCACCGCCGACATCGCGAAGCTGGTGCGGGCTGACATCAAGATGGCCCGCAAGATCGGCAAACAGGCGCAGTCGGACGACGGCGCGGCCCTCGCGACCACCGACCCGATCGCCAACGCCCCCGCGCAGATCACCTACAGCGTGCGCACCCGCACCTACGCAGGCGGAAGCAGCATCGACGTGGTCATCCGGAACATCCCCGCCGAGTGGGGTTGGACGGAGTCTGTGGATGACCGTGGCGACGTGGTGCGGACGGGCACGCCCGCGCTGGGCGAGCTCAGCAGGGAGCTCAAGGCGATCTTGGACGCCTACAACTACGACGGCTCGGACCTTCTGTCCGACTTCTCGGACGTGCGCTTCTACGGGTTCGTGCACGCCGACTGCTGACCCCCTACCCCATCCAACGAAGGAGCCCCCAATGGCCACCGATCACATCCGCCCGAACACCCGGTACGCGGCCTGCCACCCGCTCGACAACATCGTCCTGATCGTCCACGAGTACGACGGCGGCGACCGGGTCAAGGTCTCCGACCCGCGCGGCAAGAACGTCCGCTGGATCGACGCGAAGCAGCTCCGACCGTCTGCGACGAAGGCGGACGGCACCCCGTACAAGTCCGGCTACGCGCCCGCCTAGCCCCCGACCGCCCGGCTGAGGAGACCTGATGACCCCCTACACCCACCGCGCCGGCGACCTCGTCCGCGACGCCGACCACGAGCTGTGGTTCGTGTACGGCCCTCCCGACAACCTGCACGCCATCAGTGCCGACTACGACCCGGCCGCCAAGGGGCATCCCATCGACCACGTCATCAAGTGGTGGGGGCCGCTCCGCCTGGAGCACCGGGCCGCCTGACCCCCCGCACGCAGAAGGCCGCCCAGTCCGTAGCTGGGCGGCCCGGGAACACGATACCGAGGAGACACGATGGCCCGACCCGACCCCGACACCCTTCAGAACGGCACCAACGGGCCGTTCGAGCCGTGGGAGTCCGACCACACCGCGCTCGTGCACGTCCTGTGGGGTGCCCGCCATCAGGACCTCAACCTCAAGGACAACGCCGACGAGATCGCCGAGATGATCCTCGGGTCGCGGTGGCTGGCCGCGAGGCAGCACCGGGCCAGCGAGGCGCCCGCCGAGACCCGCCCGTCGTGGGCGGAGTACAACGCTGCTCTGAGCGAGCGGGAGCCCCTGCCCGCGAGGAAGCCCGAAGTGTCGCTGGCCACGGCCCGTGAGATGGCGGCGGAGTACGCGCGACGAGAGGAGACCTGATGTCTGAGCTGCGAGACCAAATCCACCAGGCGATCTGCAACACAGACGGCCTGGACCACCACCCCTCCGAGGACGACGAGGTTCGGATCACCGACACCGTCATGGGCGTGGTCGAGGCCGAGCAGGAGCGTCAGCGCGGCTTCACCAAGAACATCATCGAGAGCAAGGTCGAACGCGCGAGGGAGGAAGAAGCAGCCTTCTGGAAACGCTGGGTGCGCGACGAGCACGACGACCTCCAACGGCAGCTCTCCGAGTCGCAGGCTCGGGAGCGTGGGCTGTACGAGCGCTTGCGCTCCCTGGAAGGAGAGCAGTGATGGACCTGGAAGCGATCGAGGCGCGCGTGAACGCCGTGAAGGGCGGGCCGTGTCTCGTTGGTGTTCGCGAGCTGCTGAGCGCTGAAGTAGGAGTGGGGGATCATGATTTCCCAGACGACGGTCTTCTTGTCGGCGGGGAGCTTCAGCCAGCCTTCGGGCATCTTTCCGGTCTGGCGCCGCAGGATGCCGCGTGCTTCCATGGCGTGGCACTTGCGCTTGACGGTCTTGGGGTCGACCTTGGCGACGCGGGAAAGCGCGGGGTAGCCCCGGTAGGCGTTGCAGCCGTCGAAGTCGCCCTTGTTGGCGAGTGCCATGAGGACGGCGCGCTCAGCGGCGTCGATGACGGGGGCGTGCTCCAGGGCCCAGATGATGGGGTAGAGGCTCATCGCGTGCCTCCCTGGGGGAGGTACACGGGTGTGTCGCGTCGGGTAGCGACCCGGTTTCGGGTACGGGCTACCATGTGACTAGGATTCATCCCAGCCGCCTTCCTGGTCGTAACAGGTGAGGTGGTCAGAGCCCGTTCGGTGTTCCACCACCGTGCGGGCTCGCTTTATGTGGTTGTCCTCCCAGTGTACCCGGTATGCACGTGCATCAGGGGGTTCTGTGGACCTATCTTAACCCTACTGTTGACAACATCTGAACACTAGGGTTAAGTTGATCCCAACAGCACAACGAGAGGGGCCACGATGAACACCACCGAAGCCGCACGCCAGGCCAAGGTCACCGTCCCCACCATCCGTCACTGGGCCCGCTACGGCGCCATCAAAGCCGTCAAGGCCGCTGGCCGGTGGATCATCGACGGCCTCTCTCTCGCCCGCCGCATCGCCCTCAACACCAAGAAGGCCACCACTGTGAACCTCACCCACGGCGACCTCCGCCCCATCGCCACCTGGGTCCGCACCGGCAACTGCCGCCTCCTCATGCGCGACGAACTCGCTCACAACGAGCGCGGCGCTCGCCTCATCAACGCCGGCCTCCTGGTCCGCGACGCCAAGTACCACGTCGAACTCACCGACCTGGGCCGCACCGTCGGCACCGACATCACCAACGCCATGGCCACCGGAACCGACCGGCCCACCGCCACCGCCGACGCCCTCAAGAAAGCTGGCCTGCGATGACCGACTACATCCGCATCAACCGCGAGACCCTGGACCGGCTCCCGTTCGAAGACCGATACCGCGAAGCCGGGAAGATCATCAGCCAAGCCAAGGCCGCCGCGTCCGCCTACCAAGACGAAGTGGTCGCGGAGATGCTCAACTCCGGCATGACCGGCATCCAGGTTGCCCGGCTCCTCGGGATGTCCGAAGCGCGGGTGTCGGCCCGCAAGAAGAACCACGAGCTCCGCAACACCCCACCAGCCACGGAAAAGTACCCGGTGGACGGGTGTCGCACCTGCGGGCGCCCCGAGGCCGCGCACGGCCCCATCCGGACCGTGGACGAGTGGGACAATCCCGCTGACGACTGGCTGGATGATCCCGCGCTGCCCGACCTCGGGCACGACTTCCGGGAGCCGACACCGGAGCAGGTGGAGGGCAGGCGGTCGCAGAGGTGAACGCGAAGAGCCGCCCACCGTGATGGTTGGGCGGCTCTTCGACCTCCGCTTTCGCGGAGAGGGCGCCTCATGGGGTGCGTGTTTCCAGCGACCCACCGGCTCACCCCCAGTTCCCCGGGGATGTGAACCACGCTAGCAGGCGGACGGAAGGGTACCCGGTATGCACGTGCACCCAAGGGACGGAAACCCCCGGCAGGCAGGGGCTCCCGGGGGTTAGGCCGGCCGCTCACCCTCCCTCTCCGGGGCTGGCGGCCACTCCGCGCCCGGGTACCCCAGCCACGCCTCCCAAAGCTGACGGGTGACCGCTGAACGGTCCGAGCCTGTCCTTTTCGCTGCGGTGTCGAAGTCGTCCGCGAGGTCGTCTGGGATGCCTCGTAGGACTCTCTGTTTGTGCTTGTGCTGGTTTGCCATGGACCCATGTTCTCAGGTGGCTTGCCACCCGTCAATCTGTGTGCGAGACTAGGTGGCAAGCCACCCATGAACGGGTAAAATGGAAACAAAGCAAGGAGCCCCGATGACCCCCCAGCGAATCCAGCGTCACCGCACCGCCGGATGGACCGCCCCCCGCGACCCGCACGGCGACCGCCCGGTCTACGTCGGACGCAACACCCGCTGGGGCAACCCCTGGTCCATCACCGAAACCAAGAACGGCTGGGAAGTCACCCGGGACTGGTGCGGCGGCTGAGTCACCAAGCCCACCACCCACCCCACACGAGAGGCCGCAACCAAGGTCGCGGTCGACCTGTACCGCGAGTGGCTGGAATCGAACATCGACCTCAACACCCGAGCACGCGAAGGACTGGCCGGGAAGACGCTCATGTGCTGGTGCCCGGAGGGGTCCCCGTGCCACGCAGACGTTCTGCTCGACATCGCGAACCGCTGACCAAACCCAAGGAGCCACACCGTGAACGCTCTCGCTCTCGCCGCCACCGGAACCACCTACACCGACAGTCGCGGATCCACGTGGCACGCCGACCTGATCAACAGCGGCACGGAACCGACCAGCGAACTGATCCTGCGCACCCCCGGCAACCCCGAAGGCCGCACCTACGAGGAGATCGACGACGCGTTCGGGCCGCTGGTGCGGTCCTCGTTCACCGCCTCCGAGCTGGCCACCATCGCGGAAGCGTTGGCCGACCGCCACGACCAGCACGAGCCGTTGGAGGGCGGCCCGGCTGCCACCCTTCGCCCCCGGCTGGCTGAGCTGGTGAAGCGCGCCCAGTACGTCGAAAGCCTGCTTCCCACCCCCTGACCGCCTGCACGCACCGCCCCGAAGGAGAACCCGATGCCCGCCCGTTACACCCCCCGCCCCGGAGACCTCGCCCGCGACGCAGACGGCGAACTCTGGTTCGTGTACGCGTCCGACACCCACCCCGCCAACCTGTACGCGATCGGCGCTGTGTACGCCCACGGGTCCGCCGGGCAGCCCATCGCGGAGGTGTCCAAGAACTGGGGCCCGCTCCGGTTGGAGTACAGGCCCGCTTGACCCCGCCCACGCAGAAGGCCGTCCCTGTACCAAGCAGGGGCGGCCCGGGAACACGATACCGAGGAGACGCGATGATCTACGACCGTGACGGTGACGAGTGGGAGCCCGCCACCGACCTGTACCGCAATACCGAAACCGGTGCGCTCATGACCCGCGACGAAGTCGAGGACCGTTTCGGCCCCACCACCGAGGAGAAGTGATGACCGCCCCCACTGACGCTCAGGTTGCCGCTGTGATGGCTGCGATCGTCGCCCCCGACAGCGAGCAGCCCCGCAGCGTGGCCGTGGAGTTCCAGCGCTGGCAGTTGGAGCAGACCATCCGGCGCGTGTGGCCCCACATCGTGGAACAGAGCAGGGAGGAGCGGGCATGAGTGGCTTCCCCTCGCGCGTCCAGCTCACGCAGGCCGGACGCTTCCGCGTGGTGACCTCCGACGTGTGCGCCGCCCGCATCGACCCCACGCGCCGGACCGTGGTCACGGCGTGCGGGACCCGCGCAGGCATCGACGGCGACATCCCGCCGGGTGGCGGCGACGTGCCCGTGACGTGCGAGGGATGCAAACAGAAGGGAGAGAAGTGATGGACCTGCGAGACCAGATCGCCGAAGTGCTGTACGAGACGCCCGACCAGCTCGTAGCCGAGTCCGCTTTCGGAGGGATCGTCCGCAGCGAAGCCCGGCGGAAGGCCGCCCAGCGCACCGACGCCGTGATGGGGGTCGTGCAAGCCCACGTGTGGGAGCTGGAGGAGGAGAACGAGAAGCTGCGGAGGGACATCCTGCACTGGCGCACCGAAGCCACCGACGCGAAGCGGATCATGGACCGGCGCGGCGAGCTGGTGAAGCAGCTCAAGGGCGACCTGTCGCACGCAACCACGTTCGTGTTCGGCGACGGCCTTGAGAGCTTCGCCGAGGTCGTCCGTGAAGACTCCTGGACCGTCCGATCCTGGGAACGCACTGAACGCCACGACGACCAGGCCGAAGCCCTGTCCCGCGCCCGGGAGATCGCCGGGGAGGAGGCGTGAACACCTGGCACCTCAACCCCGACGCGCCCTCCCCCACATCCCCCTGGACCGACTACACACGCACCCCGCCACCTGATGGCCTCGGCACCCTGATCACCAACACTCGCACCGCCCTGGGCATGTCCGATGCCGAGCAGCTCACCGGGTCCGCGTACCACGAGGCCGGACACATCATCGCGTACATCCGCCATGGAATCCCCACCGGAAACGCGGCGTTCCACGGCCCCGGGCGCGGCGAGGCTCGCGCTTCCGTGAACCTGCCGCCCTCGTCCGGGCCGTGGGAGGGGTACGCCATCGGCGCCGCGGCCGGACACCGAGCGGAGATCGAATGGATGCGCCGCGCGGGCCTGCTCACCCCCACCCGGGAATGGGTCGCGGAGCGGCACTCGGACGGCGACCGTCGGGCCGCGACCACGGTCGTGGAGCAGTGCTTCGGAACTCCCCTGACCTACGGGGCCAGCGGTGAGCACACGGACTGGACGTGGATGTGCGACCAGGCCGACGGAGTCCTCGCCGCCCGGTGGGGTGCGGTAGAGCGTCTCGCCGATGCGCTGGTCGCCCATTGGGGCCGGGGAGAGCTTGTAATGACCGCTGACGCTGTGACGCGTCTGATTGAGGAGTGACCACATGACGGAGCAGCCCGTTCGGATCAGCCGCCGTGAGGACCGCGCGTACCCGGTCAGATGGGAATGCACAGCGCCCGGATGTGACGCGACCGCCGTGGCAACGTCCCGGAAAGCCGCCGTGGACGCGCACAGCATCCACATGCGGCAGGAACACCCCGAGGAGCGGCCGTGAACGACACCGCCGAGACCAGCCGCATCGCCGACAACCTTGCGCGACTCCGCGCCATCCGCGACAACGACCCCGAGGGCATCCTCCGCCGCGCAGCCGAAGCCGCCCGCGCGCACGAAGACGAGCTTGTGCAGTCGCTCGCCCCCGTCTTCGAGCAGTGGGCGTTCCGTGTCAGCTTCGACGTGGAGCAGTCGATCATCGTCGGTTCCCCTGAGATCATCGCCGTCGCTCGGAAGCTGCTCGAAGGAGAAGACCAGTGATCGTCACCCTGTGCGGGTCCGTCGCCTACCCCGAACTCCTCGTGCGTGCGGACCGCGCCCTCACCCTCGCCGGGCACGCCGTGCTCGCGCCGCTCCCCATGGGGCGGGACGTCACCGAGCAGGAGATGGCCGACCTCACCGACACCCACCACGCGAAGATCCGCATGAGCGACCTGGTCGTCATCGTGCGCAAGCCGGACGGGTCGATCGGGGACGCGGTCGCCAGCGAGATCGCCTACGCGGAGAGCGTGGGCGTCAAGGTGAAGTACTGGGAGGAGGAGACGTGAGCGAGAAAATCTGGGAGCAGACGACACCCGACGAGCACGGCCACCACTGGCACGGTGCAGGCGACTGGGCGGTGCGCCGGGAGGATGGCGGGACGATCTCCGTCGAGATGGACGACTGCGGGTGCTGCGGACCGCACGAGGTGATCCAGGCGACCACGGTGGCGGAGTTCGACGCCGAGTGGGAACGCATCGGGGCCATGCTGCGCGAACAGGTACGAAGAGGACTGGAGAAGTGACCCGGGCCCTGCCATACGGCGGGGCCCGAACTCATGCGGCGAGCGAGGAGAGTGTGGCAGGATCAGGGCATCCCCAGCAGCAGGAGAGCCATGGACGTCGCAGCCCCCACCATCACCGACTGGATCGGGGCGATCTCAGGGATCGTCGCCGCGGTCGGTGGCGTCGGCACCCTCATCATCGCGATCGTCCTCATTAGCAAACAGCACGCGTCGCTGACCAAAACCATCGAACTCGCGGAGAAGCAGTCTGAGGTGCTTGACGGCACCCTGAAGTCGCTTGCGGATGAGAAGCAGGCCCGCGACGAGGATCGGGAGCGCTACAAACGCGCCCCAGCTGAATCTGTTGTAGTCGACGTCGGTTCCACCAGTGACAACAACAAGATTCTTAGCGGGCCTCTGTATCGAGGAGGCTTGCAGCTCGACGCCATCACGTACCGAGCCAAAGTTGTGAACAACTGCTCCGGGAACATCACCAACGTGGCGGCCAGGGTGAAGCAGGCTCTACCGAAGTGCTACGTCCTTGACGGTGAAGGCGAGTACCGAGAAGGGAACATGCCGGTGGTGCCGCCAGGAAAGGGCGCCAGCATCTACTGGATAGGAACGATCGAAGATTCACAGCAGCTCGAAGTGTGGTTCACCGACGAGGCAGGGGTGCGCTGGTCCAAGCATCGACTGAATGGCCTGTCCGAGGTGACCGGGCAGGAGTGACACAAAACGGGCCCTCGCCTACGCAGCGGCAAGAGGCCCGTTCACGAACCACCCTACCTCCCAGGCCCTCCGGCCTACACTGCCGTCATGGCGAAAACCCTCTACCTCGTCCTCTCCGGCGCACCAGCCCCCGAAGGTACCCCCGAGCTCGTCCGGCTCCTCCAGGGTGACGGCTGGCGTGTGGTGTGCTTTTCCACCCCTATGGGCGTGCATTTCCACGACACCGCCGAACTCGTCCAGCTCACCGGGGCGCCCGTCCGCACCGAGTACCGGATGCCCGGAGAAGGCGAAGGGTCTCCGCCCGCCGACGCCGTGCTCGCCTGCCCTCTCACCTTCAACTCGGTGAACAAGTTCGCGCAGGGCAACGCCGACTCCTTCGCGGTTGGGCTCCTGTGCGAGATGGTCGGCTACGGCGTGCCCACCGTCGTGGTCCCGCACTGCAAACCCCAGCTCGCGTCGCATCCGGCTTTTCGTCGCAGCCTCGACACCCTCGCGTCGATCCCGGCCGTCACTCTCGTCTACGACCACGACGCCCCCTACGAGTCCCGACTCCCCGCGTGGGAACACCTACTCCGAACCGTCCGTACTCTCTAGATGGGAGGCCCAGCGTGGACGCAGCCACCAGGGGCCAAATCATCCGCAGCCACCGCAAACGCCGCGGCTACTCACAGGCCGTGCTCGCTGGTCTCGTCGGCCGCTCTGAGTCGTGGCTGTCGCAGGTCGAACGCGGTCTGCTCGCAGTTGACTCGCACGAGGTGTTGAGGCGGCTCGCTGACGTGCTCCGCCTCCCCCTCATCGAACTCACTGGCGACGCCACCGAGGGGAGCACCCCCACCATGCGCTACACCCCCGCCGACGCCATCGAGCGCGCCATGATGCGGTACACCTCTCTCGAAAGCATCGTGTCCGAGACCGGCACCGACACGCCCGTGGACGTGCCCCGGCTCCGCGACGAGGCGAACCGCGCCTACGGCGCCTACCAGGCAACCCGGTACGACGAGGTCGGGCGTCGTCTCCCCCGACTCATCCGTGACGTCGAAGCCGCGGCACGCTCCCGGGGTGCCGACCGCCCCGCAGTGTGCTCCGCCAGGGCGATGGTCTACAACACGACCGCGGCGGTGCTCCGCCGGGTGGGCGCGCGGGATCTGGCGTGGCAGGCCGCGGACCGTGCCATGTCCGCAGCGGAGTGGGCGGACGAAACCCTCCTCGCTGCAGTGGGTGCGTACCGGTTGTCCTACGTGTTCATCTCGCGTGGGAACCCCGCTGAGGCTGCTGAGCTGGCGATGGGCGCGGCGACGGCTCTGGAGCGGCGGATGCGGCCTGGGACGCCGGAGGAGCTGTCCGTGTACGGCGGGCTCCAGCTGGCCGCGGCGACCGCGGCTGCTGCGGAGTTCGACCGGGCGGCGGTGCCGCGTTTCCTCCGTCAGGCGCAGCGTGCCGCGGATCGGCTCGGCGCCGACCTGAACCTGCACGGGACCGCTTTCGGGCCGACGAACGTGGCCATTCACACGATCAGCACGAGCGTGAAGATCGGGGACGCGAAGTCCGCCGTGTCCGCCGGCGAAAACCTCGACGTTGCGTCGATGCCCGCGGGCCTGATCGGTCGCCGCGCACAGGTGCACCTCGATGTGGCGCGCGCGTACACGCAGACTCGGCAGGACGCCGCGGCGGTGAACACACTGCTGGATGCCGAACGGGTCGCCCCGGAGCTGGTGCGGCACGACCCCTCGACTGCGGATGTGCTGACGGAGCTGCTGCGTAGGGAGCACCGCCGATCCACGCCTGAGCTGCGACCTCTCGCTCAACGCGCGGGCGTCGCGTAGGAGCCGACCCGCAGAATCTTGCGGGTGATTTACCTTCTGGTGGCTGCGGAACAGTGCAGGTGTCCGCTTTTACTGTCGTGCCATGGACACCTCACCGGGGGTTTCACCGTCCCCCACCACCAAAGACGGCGCGGAGCTCGAACGACTCCAGCGCATGCACGGGGACGGCTGGCGGATCTGGCGGACTCCCCGGTACTGGATGGCGACGGCGCTCCGTGAGGGTGTGGAGCCGACGCTGATGGAGGAGTCGGCCGCGGCACTCGAAGTGAAGCTGCGCGCGCCCGGTGTGCGCGTGGGCGCACCGTTCCCGCGGGAGGCGTCGTGAGTCGCGCTGATGCCCCGCTGACCGCCGCCGAGCAGGCCGCCTACGACCGTCAGGGCGAGCTGATCGCGATGGAGCTGCGGTGGGAGGCCGATGCCCGCGCGGCCGAGGTGCCGGTGCCTGGCCCCATGGACGGTGTCCACTGGGGGCCGAAGGGCCGCTGATCTTCCCGCGCACCACCTTTCCCCAGTCGTCCCGGGTGCGCGGGATCTGACGTCGCCCTTGCGAGGGGAGCGACGAGTCCGGCCAGATGTCGGACACGGGGGTGCCGGGTGGCAATCGGTGCCCCCACCACATTCCCCCGCGTGCGCCCAGTGGGCATAGCGCGCGGGAGGGTCCAGCGGGGAACGCGGCATGCCGCGAGGTGCTGGACCCGGCCCCTGTCCGCTGCGGCGGGCGGGGGTTTTCGCATGTCAGAGCCCCATTTCACGAATGTCTTGAGTACCCCTTGCAAACTTGTCATGGGTACCCCTAGCATGGGGGTGTCAGCACAACCGAGGGAGCTGGAATGACCATCACCTACAGCGCCTCCGCAGCCGCCGAGCTCGCGGACGTCGCCCGCGCCACCGTCTACACCTGGTGTCGCATGGGGGCCGTCGCCGCACGCAAGGCCGGTCGCCGCTGGGTCATCGATGCCGTCTCCCTCGCCCACCGCATCAGCCTCGGCATCCGCCGCACCAGGCAGGAGAACACCATGACCAAGCCCGCGCCCCTGAGTCGCGACGCCTACGAGACCGAGTGCGCTACCCACGGGTGGAGGACCACCAGCGACAACCACCTGCACGGCATGGAGCAGGCGCGGCTGTTCGAGGGCGACCTCGACGCCCACGCCACCCTCAAGCGCCGCCGCGCCCTCACCGTCATTGAGGAGAAGCATCAGGGCACCTGGGTGCCCAACCCGACGCCGCCCGCGACCCCCACCGTCGCCTGCCACTACTGCGGTGTCCCCATCACCCGCCGCGACGGCGAGTGCGAGGACTGCGGGTCGCAGACCACCGTCGCGAAGTGGCTGGCCTGATGGACCCCAGATACGTCCACTTGGACACAGCGGCGCTCGACCGCCTGGCCGAGAAGGGCCGCTACGCCGAAGCGGGAGTGGCCATGGACCAGGCCCGCCAGCTCGTCGGGGAGGCCGCCGCCTACCGGGACGCCGTCGTCGCCGCCATGGTCGCCGCCCGCCCCGGGCGCGGCGGCCAGTCCGAGGTGGCCCGCCTGCTGGGCGTCCACCGCAACATCGTCAGCACCGCCGTCAAGAACCACCAGGAGCGATGCCCCATGGAACGCATTGTCACCGTCCGCGACCACCGCGGCAACCGCGACGTCACCCGCACCTGGACCAAGGCCACCGTCCACCGCCACGACGGGCTCACCGACGACACCTGGCAGACCCAGGCGGGCGGGCGGACCTGGCTGCTCATCTCCGTGGAGGAGCAGGGCCGCCGCCACTGGGCGCTGCGGTGGGAGCCCCCCCAGGACGCCGCCGCAGACCTGCGGGTCAAGGCGACGTCCATGGTCGCGCACCTGCACAAGGACACCGACCAGGACCGCTCCCTGAAGGACGCGACCCTGTACCTGGACCAGCACCCCCACGGCGTCGAGCCGCCCGCCCCGGAGCCGCTGCCCACCACACACACCGTCACCGAGTACGTGCCCGTCGCCAAGCAGGAGGTCTCCCGGAACTGGGAGCGTTGCGGCGACGTGTGGGAGACCTTCGTGGGCGACGCCCGGTGCGTGCTGTACCGGGCGGGCGGGGCCTGGGTGTGGGTCGGACCGGACGTCGCGCCCATCACCCCCCAACACAGCGCGGAGCGAGCGATGGAGGAGGTCACCTGGCACCTGGACGTGCAGCCGCTGATCACCGCCGCGCAGACCAGCTGACGCACCGATCCGGTAACCCCTGCTCCCCGCGCCCGCGGGGATGGCCCGCCGCCTGGGCGGGCTACCCGACTGGAGGAGAGATCACGTGGCAGACCCGATCGAGACCACCGCTGAGCGTGTGGACGTGCTGCTCGCCGTCCAGGACGCTGACAACTACCTCGTGGAGATCGAGGACGGCCAGATCATCCTGCGTACCGCCCCCGGCTGGGAACCGGACGACGTGCGACGCACCGCCCGCCAGCAGCTCGCCCAGTGGCGGGCGGTGATCAACCGCAGCCCGGACCTGTACGCGGACTGGGCGCGCGGCCACGGCGGCATCACCCGCCGTGACATCAACCACGTGATCGTGGAGGCGGCCAGCGCCGCCCGGGAGCTGTGGGTCCTGCTCAGGAACACCCGTATCGAGGGTCGCGACGGCACCGGCCTGCCGGTGAGCATCGTCGCGGTGGCGGACGACGGCGCGGTCTGGCCGGTGGACGCCGCCTGGGGCAACACGAGTGCGGACCGGTACGAGATCCGGCCGTCCTGGCAGGACGAGGATCCGCAGGTGCTGGAGGTCGTCGGCATGGTGCTGGCCTCCCGCCGCGGCTGGCGGGCCTACATCGAGAACGGCGTCCTGCACGCCCGCCGGGACGAGGCCAAGGTCAAGGGCGGCCCGCCGCCCGGCTATACCGACTTCACGGGGCTGATGAATGCGCTCTGAGTAGACATTCCGGGGCCCCGCTCCGGCGGGGATGACCTTCCCCCTTGGGGTGGGCAAGTTCGCAATGCGAGGAGATGACGATGACGATCGAGGACCGCGTCCACCGGGGCGCCCACCACATGGACACCTACCACCCCGGATGGGTGGAGCGGTTCGCCCCACCAGCCTGGACATGTCTACCCGCGGCCGGGACATCCTCGCCCAGAGTGCCATCACCCCGCTCATGCCCGGAGTCGAGCCGCAGGACCCGTTCGACGAGTACGTGGCCCGGTTTGGGTGGGAGGACGCGGTCGTCCACGGGTTCGCCGTCCGCGACGACGAGTCCTACGAGGACCTCACCGCGACCTGGTCCGACTGCCTGGTCCGCAGGCAAGAGGTGGATCGCAGCCTCACTCGCCCCTGATGGCCGCCGAGAGACGCAAGCCCCGCCTCTGCGGGGGATGAAAGCCCCACCTTCGGTGGGGCTTTTCGCGTCTACGGCACCCAGCACTCCCAATGCCACGCGGTGGGGTCCTCTCCGGGGCGGGCACCGTAGGACGCCCGTGTCAGGCCGTCCGGTGCGCTGCTGCCGTCCTCGGGGATGATGGTGAGGCCGGGCAGCTCGTCGTCGGGCACGTCGATCTCCGTGCGGTCCACGGGGAGGGTCGCGCCGTCCATGGGGCCGCCGATGAGGCGCACGTCCACTATGTCGTCCATGGGGGTGATGATCTCAGCCGCGACGTCCGCGTGGGGCTAGGTCTCCGTATCCAGCCCGGTCGGCACGTCCTCCGGTCGCAGGTCGGGCCGGGGCCTCACGTACCGGACCTCATGGCGCCAGCGCCCGCCAGCGGTGGCTGTGTCCGGCGAGATCTCCACGACGAGATCTGGTTCGACCTGCGAATAGGACTGCCGGATCCGTGACCCCCACCCGGGTGCGAGGGTGGCCGGCCAAGGGTGGTCGCCGCCGGAGGTTTTGTGGAGCATCGCGGCGATCTCTTCGGCTGCTGTGTACCCCAGCTCGCCCGATCGTCCGGCGACACGGAGCACGCCCGTCTCAGGATCGACGCGGCCGAGGAGCAGCGCGAAAGGCCGGTGCACGCTCCCGATGACCCCACCGACGATGGCCTCGGTGGTCGACCTGTGCTTGAGCTTGGACCACCCTCTCGCGCCGGGCCGGTAGGAGCGGCGGCTGTCTTTGATCATGAGCCCTTCGATGCCGACCGCGGGTAGGTCTTCCCACCACTCCATGGCTTCGTTGGGGTCTGCTGTCTGCCAGCCGAGGGTGAGTGGGGATGGCTGGACCACGTCGCCCATCAGCTCCTCCAACGCCTCGCGCCGCCGTGCGAGCGAACGCCGGGTCCAGTCGTGGCCGTCGAGCTCCAACACGTCGAAGACCACGTAGTGGCAGGGCTCGGTCCGCGACAACTGGCGCGCCCGCCGGGGCGAGGCGGAGTTGCGGCGCAGCAGGGCCGCGAAGTCCAGGCGCCCCTCGTCGGACCAGCGGACGATCTCCCCGTCCAGCGTGACCCCCGCGGGCATCCGGTCGGCCAGCGCGTCCCCGATCTCGGGGAACCGGCTGAACAGCGGCCGACCCGACTTGGAGGACATCCGCACCGGGCCGGTCGAGCCCACGCACCGGAACCCGTCCCACTTGGGCTCGTAGAGGAGGCCGTCGCCGGTGGGGAGTTCGGTGACGGCGCTGGCGAGCATGGGTTCGATGTCCACGTCGGGGGGTTACCCGGGATCGGGCCACGGGGAGCCCAAGAGGAAGCCCGCCCCAGGGAAGCGGGGCGGGCTTCAGCATCGAGTTACGGCAGAAGGGCAAAGAGCGCTACTAGCAGCGAAGCGATCGTGATGGCGGTCGCAATCCACCACTTCACGTTGGCGGCCCGCTCGCCCTGGCGGCTGTCAGCAAGCTGTTCTTCGAGGACCTTCAGCATGCTCTCGAAGACCTCTCCTTGCCGCTGTACAAGCTCGGTCTGCACCACCGACTGTTGGAGTGCGCGTACAGCGATGTCGTCCGGCGTCTCGTCGTCATGGGCGCCCGCCTCCAACTTTTGGATCTCTTCGACCCGTTGAAGCGATTCCTGTGCGTCGTGTTGGTAGATCTCCACGGCGCGGATCACAGACGGTGGGGCAGTCAGCCTGCGAGCGCTCTCAAAGATCTCCGCACTCATTCGCGCCTGGGATCGAGCGGACTCCGCGAGCTTGCTGAGGTGGTCCCTCTCTAGGCCGCTCTGCTTGATGATCTCCGAGAGAGACGCGGCGAACGACCGGTGGAACTGGGTCAGCTGCCGTGAGAGCTCTTCAGCGGGAAGCATCGCCTCCCTGAGACCTTGAATGTTGACCTTCGCCAGTTGCTCCGAGGCCTCCCGCGCCGGACGGCTGGCCTCGTGAAGAAGGCGGCGCAAGGCGTCGCTGTCCTTAAGTATTTCTTGAGCCGTTGCCGCGTCGTCGCCTAGGTCATCAGGGTCCAGGTGAGAGAGGTCGATGGTGCCCATCAGGACTCCTCTCGTTTTGCGCGCCGCTTCTCGGCTGCGGCCTTCTTGACGGCTTCGGCAGCCTCGGGGTTCACGATCCGTCGGATGGTCTCGCGAGTCAGCCCGGTCTCTTTGACCAGGTCCGTTTGAGTCCACCCGTCTGTGTCGGCGGTGCGAATGGCTTCGTCGCGTTCGGTCTTGGCCTCCTTCATCTGGTCTTCGAGGCTCTTCCAATGCCGGGTCGCTTCGCCTGCTGTGGTGAGTGTGTCCCTGTCCATGCCTCAATGATGTCATGGCGTAGGCCAATTTCATATGCCTACTTGCCATGGCTACGATGTAGGCATACACTGGAGGCATCAGCACGACGGACCCCCGGAGGACCACATGCGCCGCCGCCCCACCATCGCCGAAGCCCGCATCAAGAAGGAGATGCGCCGCCTCCAGCGCCGCGCCGACGTCGCCACTCGCACCGCCGCCAAGGCCGCACACCGGGACGGGCTGCGCACGGTCGCCGGGCACCTGCGGGCGCTCGGAGTGGACGACACGGTCGCGACCGGAATGGCGGCGACGCTGCGGAAGAGGATCGACGGCGGGGTGAAGGGGTTCGCCCGGAAGGACGGGATCCGCCGCCGCTGCACCCGGTACACGCAGGGGCAGGTCATGGGCGGGCTCGTCGGCTACAAGCCGCGCAACGACGCTTTCAAGGCCGCCCGTACCGAGCTGCTCGCACTTGCCGCATAGGAGGCCCCCATGGACACCATCGACACCGTCGCCGCTGACATCTCCGCCAACGCCACCCGCCTCGACGTGGCCGCCGCCTGCCAGTTCCTCGACGTCAACGCCACCGAGGGTCGCGCCGCCGCCATGGGCACCTCGGGCGCCGGGCACCTGATCCGCAAGTACAAGATCAACCGCAACCTGTCCGCGATCGCCCGCCGTATCGTCGCCGACCACACCTGAGGAGAACCACCATGGACCAGAACATCACCACGATCCGCGCCTTTGCCGCCACCCTCCCCGACCGCGACAAGATCCTCCGCCACAACCTCGCCGTCGGCCTCGACGTGTGTGACCGCCTCACCCGCGGGGAAGCCGTCCACCCGGACCTCGCCGACAGCGCCCAGGCGGGCCTGCACTTCCCCGGCCGCGTGGTCGACCCCGCCACGGAGGACGCGCTCTGGGCCGTGGCCGCGTGGATCAAGGCACAGCCCGCCATCGGCACCGCCCCCACCACCGAGGCGGGCACCTACTGGCGGGACCTGTGCAGCAACGTCTACGTCGACCAGGGCGACAGCCGGGCCAAGCACATCGCGATCGTCCGCAGCTCCTACACCCTGCCGGGCGACGGTGAGATCGCCGCGCGCAGCGAGATCGAGCGCGTCTACGGCCGCCTGTCCATGACCACCGACCCGGAGGGGTGAATTCGGTGACTCTCACGATCGAGGACCGCTACTACCTGTCGGAGGAGGTGCCCGACGTGGAGGTGCGGTGCGTGGTGGAGGTGGTCCGTCTCGGCTACGACGTCGAGTGCGGGGAGTTGTGCGACGACGTGCCGGTCTGCGGCGCGCACATGAGGGAGGTGGACGCCGAGCGGATCAGCTACGAGACGTACCGGCGGTACCTGGAGCACGCAAGCGTATGACCAGCAAGGAGAACGACATGGCCAGGCACATCACGTCCGACGGACGACGTTTCTACATCGACGGTGAGCCCGCGACGGCCATCACTGCCCACAAGGTCCTCGTTGAGGACGAGGGCATGGCCGACCGTGACGAGCGCATCGAGCTGCTGGACAGCCTCAAGGCCTACCCCGAGGAGATCCGATGAGTCTCCGCCGTGCCACCGCGTGGGTGCTGGAGTGCGACGCCCCGGCCTGTCTGGCCATCGTCGTGCCAGAGATCCACAAGGCCACCCAGCGCGAGTCCGAGCACGGCGCGCTGCTGCTGACCCTCAACACCAACCCCGACGCGTTCGCAGCCGCCCGCACCGCCAGATGGGCGTCCAGCCCGAGGGGCGACTACTGCCCCGAGCACGCGTACCTGGGCGTGCAGGCCCCGGCGGGCAGCACCACCGACGTCCCCCTGCCGGGACGGACTGACACGAAGACGACCCGGGGGCACGCAAGCGCATGACCACGAAGGAGAACAGGATGACTGTCAGCGCGCCCCGGCGCATCCAGCGTCGTCGCATCGCAGGATGGACCGCCCCCCTCGATCCTCAGGGCCGTCGCCCGGTCTACGTCGGACGCAACACCCGCTGGGGCAGCCCCTGGGTCGCCATCGAAGCCGAGCGCGGCTGGGAAGTCGCCCGGGACTGGCGCGGCGGCTGGGAGATCAAGCCCACCACTCACCCCACTCGTGAGGCAGCGCACAAGGTCGCGGTGGACCTGTACCGCGCGTGGCTGGAGGTCAACGCAGACCTCACGAACCGCGCCCGTGACGGGCTCGCTGGCCGGACCCTCATGTGCTGGTGCGCTGAGGATGCCCCGTGTCACGCCGATGTGCTGCTCGACATCGCGAACCGCGTCGCCTGACACGAAGTCGGCCCGGCCGGAGCACCACCTCCGGCCGGGCCTAGGACCTGCAACCGGCTAGGAAGAAGGATCCATGATCGAGACTATCGCGCCGCCGCGCCCACGGTTGGGGCGGGCGGATGTGAACGCCGCGCTCGACAGCATCGTCGGAGAGGTGGGTTGGTTGACCACGGCGCAGCTCGCGGGGCTGATCAAGGCGGACGGGATTGTCGGGTGGCGGGACAGCGCCCGGTGGCACCCGGTGGGGCTGTGGGTCGTCGGTGCGCTTCAGGCGCGGGGTGTGGACGCAGCCGGGTACTCGTGGGTGGAGTCGTTGAAGGTCCACGACAAGAGGCGGGTCGTCGTCGGGGAGGCGCGCATCAGCGAGGGCCACACGCTGTACGGGTTGGAGTGCGAGATCAACGACGGCGGGTGGGGCGTGCTGATCAGGCAGGGAGAGGGGGATGAGCGTTGAACTGGGCAAACGCATCCTAGTTGCGCACAACTGAAAATGGCCGTATGATCTCTATAGGGTTGAAAAACCCATCGGATCATGAGCCCGGAGAGCGAACACGCTCCCGGGCTTTTTCGTGCCCACCCTCAGGAGGCACCGTGCCCGACAACCAGGACACCCTCAACGCCATCCGCGACCGGGTGTTCCGGAAGCGGGTCGCCGACGTCCTCGGGGACGACGCGACCGACACCACCGTGGACTCTCTCCTCGGCATCGCTGAGGCATACGTGACGTCCGTCGTACAGGAACGCGAGCACTACCGGGGTGTCATCGAGCGCATGGGCCGGGTCCACGAGCGCAATCAGGCCATCATGGGGCTCGCGACCGAGTACCGGTGGAACGCGCGCTCGGATGGTGCCGTGGTGCGCATCCAGAATCCGAATCGCGACTGGCGGGACGTTCTCGTCATCATCGACGGCGCCATCCACTCTCGTGGCGGCAGTCTGGACGCGGCCATCGACACGGCGGCGCGCGTCGCTCCTCCCGCTGATGCTGATCTCACAGCGCGGCTCAAGTGGTGGACCGCGTGCGGGAAAGCGCGGGTGTGAGCATGGCCGAACCGACCATCACCCTGTTCTCGGACGGCCTGCTCTCCAAGTGGGGCTTCGGTGACGGCGCCACCCCTGACGAGTGGCTGGACTACCTCGAAGAACACGGCATCGACGACCAGGGCGTGGACTTCCCCCTCGCGGCGCTCGTCCGCAAGTACCTGCTGCCTGAGCTGCGGAAGCATCACAGGATCGACCTGATCGACATCGAGACCAGCCACAACCCGATCCGTGCGATCTTCGTGGACGGCATCGAGATCGACTGGCGGGGCGACAATCCGGTGACGCTCACCCCTGAGTGGGTGAACGTGCCACTTGCCGACGCGCTGACGCTCGCGCGCTCGACCCCTTAGACCGTCCGGCCGGGCACACCACATAGCCGAAGAGGCCCGGACCGGACACACACGTCCCGGCTGTCCTGTGAGGGCGGGACAGTCGGGGCTCAGCCCTCACGCCCTCGGGAGACAGCATGAACAGAAACGAAGGCGTGGTTGAGCTCTACGAAGAGGTCCCCCACGACTCCAACATGGTCATAGTCAGGGCTGCCACCGTCAACGGCCTCCCAGTCCTCCTGGCCGAAGCGCCCACTATCCACCCGCTCGCGGATGGCGACCCGCTCAAGGTGACGCTCACGATCTATCCGCGACGGCTCACGATCGGCGCGGGGATACCCGAAGAGCCCGACGTGCCCGCCCCGGGCGACAAGGGACGCACCGACCGCTGTGTCGACTGCGGGTCCACCCGGGTGTCCTACGAGAACTACCTCGATCAGCTCTTCTGCTGGCCGTGCGCTGACGGGCAGGACTGGCCCAAGCACCCGCGCGCCCCGCGAGAGAACAAGGGCGAGACGTCCAAGATGCACATCCGCCAGCGGATCGACCCAGACATGGTCAACCCGGCCAAGGACGCGAAGCGCTTCACGATCGGCGGTCGGGGATGAAGCACGGCGCGCACGTCCCCACGACCGATGACCCGCAGGCGCCCGGACGCGTCCTCCTCCAGCTCGGGGACAACAGCCCGGACGTCGCAGTCGAGTTCACCGCCGACACCCCGGACGAGTACAACGCCACGCTCGTCGGGGCGTTGCGCGCGATCGCCGACGAGATCGAGAACCCCAGCGTGGAGGAGTGAGCATGGCAGACCCGCAGGCTCAGCTACCCACCTACGAGGGATGCATGGCCAACGCCGCCCGCCTCCTCCAGTACGCCGAGGGTGAGACCGACCTCGCGAAGATGTCCCAGTACAACGAGGTCGCGCAGACGTGGATCAACCTCGCCAGCCTCTACCAGGACGCCCACATCTGACCCCACACACGTCCCGGCCGCCGCCACAGGGGGTAGCGCGCGGCCGGGCGACTCACCACGGCGACGTCGGATTGATCGGCTCAGTGTTCTCCTGACACCACGCGATCATCTCCTCCGCCGCACCCTCAGCATCAACCGCCGCCTCCGCGATCTCCCGCAACGCCGGTTCCGCGTCCTCCTCCAGGGCCCCCAGCCATGCGTCTACCGTTGCGACGTAGGCCGACCCCTCCTCATGCGGGGCAAGGTCATCGGCTTGCAGGTAGACGTCCCGCATCCGCAGATCCTCACAGATCCACTTCGCGGACTGCGGGTCCACCTCCACCGACGGGGACGCTGTCGGGGACTCCACGACAGCCTCAGACGGGGACGGAGACGGTTCCTCCACGGGGACGCCACCCGAGCAGCCCGACACGACCAACGCGACAACAGCAGCACACACCAACGACCTCACGACACACCTCCGGTAGGGGGCGTCGGAGCGGGCGACGGGACACCAGTGTGCACCAGGGCGAGACGGTACGGCAGGAGGTGAGCGGATTGTGGTCAGACGGATCAGTGATGAGAAGCGCGCCGCGATCCTCGCTGACATCCAAGCCAAAGTCGGGTCTACACGAGCCATAGCCGCGCGGCACGACGTCAGCGACAACATGGTCCGCAAGGTCGCCAAGGAGAACGGCATCACCGACGCATGGTCGCGCGAGGGTACTGAAAAGGCCACGCGTGCGCGTCAGGCCGACCTCGCCGCGTTGCGAGCTGAGGTCTCCGAGAAGTACCTCCGCAAAGCCCATCAGCTCTTGGACCAGATGGACGACCCGCACCTCGTCTTCTCGTTCGGCGGCAAAGAGAACACCTACAACGAGGCCGTGCTCGAACGGGCGCCGACGGGTGACCTCCGCAACCTGATGACCGCGTCGGCGGTGGCCCTCGACAAGCATCTGAAGATCGCGGCGGTCGACACTACTGGGGCGTCCTCGGATGCGGCGTCCATGCTCGACCGGCTCGGTTCGGTGTTCTCCGAAGCCGCGCAGACCTTGGACGGTGTCGAGTCCGCCCCGTCCGACGGATGACCGCGGGGAGGGGGTGGGCGGGTGGATCTGTCTCGGCTCTCTCCGGTTATGTCGCCGATCCAAGTTCGGTCGATCGCTGGTGCTCTGGAGACTCCTCAGATCGCGTTGTGGTCAGGTGCGGTCGCGTCGGGCAAGACCGTCGCGTCGCTGTTGGCGTTTCTCATCCTGGTGGCGCGCGCTCCTCGTACTGGCCTGATCGTCATGTGCGGCCGCACGTTGCAGACGATCGAGCGGAACTTGATCGACGTGTTGCAGGATGAGCGGCTGTTCGGTGACCTGACCAAGCACATCCACCACACCAAGGGCAGCACGACGGCGTCGATCTTGGGGCGGACGGTGCACCTGGTGGGTGCGAACGACGCCCGCTCCGAGGGTCGGATTCGCGGGTCGACGATCTGCCTGGCCTACGCCGACGAGGCGACTCTGCTCCCGCAGGGGTTCTGGGCGATGATGCTGTCCCGGCTGCGCGTCGAGGGCGCGAAGCTCCTGGCCACGACAAACCCGGATGCTCCGGCACACTGGCTGCGCCGCGACTACCTACTGCGCGCCGACGAAATCGGGATGCGGCACTGGCATTTCACCCTGGACGACAATCCGGGGTTGCCGGAGGGGTTCGCTGAGCGGCTGAAAGCCCAGTATGTGGGTCTTTGGCATCGCCGTTTTATTTCCGGGGAATGGATCGCTGGCGAAGGCAGCGTGTTCGACGTGTGGGATCCGGACTGGCACATCGTGTCGGACCTGCCGGTGATCCGCCGTTGGGTGGCCTTGGGAATTGACTACGGCACCGTGAATCCTTTCCACGCGACCCTGCTCGGCCTCGGCTCGGACGGGATCCTTTACGCCACGTCGGAGTGGCGTTGGGACGCGCGGGCGAAGAAGCGCCAGTTGACCGACGTCCTGTACTCGGAGTACCTGCGGGAGTGGCTCGGCAACGTGCCTGTCCCGGGCACGGGGGGCGTGGGTGTGCATCCCGAGTGGACGGTCATCGACCCGTCCGCGGCGTCGATGTGGACGCAGCTCCACGATGACGGCCTGGATCCTCGCAAGGGGGACAACAGCGTCGCGGATGGGATCCGGCTGGTGTCGTCGTTGCTCGCTGGTGGCCAGTTGAAGATCCACGCCTCGTGCACGCACCTGATCGATGAGATGCCGTCGTACTCGTGGGACGAGAAGGCCACGGCGAAGGGCGAGGACGCCCCGGTCAAGGAAGCTGACCATGCCTGCTTCGTCGCTGGGACTCCGGTCTTGACTGAAGGCGGAGAGCGTCCCATCGAGGACGTTCGCCCTGGCGACCGGGTGCTGACTCGGGATGGCTGGAAGGCCGTGGACGATTCCGGGCTTTCTAGCGCCTCAGCGAAGGTTTTACGGGTTGAGCTGTCGAATGGGCGGGAGTTCATCGGGACCGGGAATCATCCTGTCTGGGTTGACGGGGAAGGGTGGATTCGTCTGGATTCACTCCGGTACGCGGATAAAATGGTGGCATGGGAAAGCGTGTCGAAGTCATCGTTTTCAACGGAGTCAAGTTCCGCCGATACCCAGACGCCAAGGGCCTTTCCGAGCAGCGTTACTACACGCCCGGAATCGGAGACCGCCAGCGAGGCGTCAAGCGTCTCCACGAAGAGATCTGGATGCACACTCACGGGAAATCCATTCCTGAGGGCCATCACATCCACCACTCCGACGGAGACCACAACAACAACGCCCCGGGCAACCTCGTGTGCATCACCGCAGACGAACACCTGGCACACCACGCCAGGCTCACCGACTACCGAACCCCGTGGCGGCTCGCCCACTTGGACAGCGTTCGACCACTGGCCTCCGCGTGGCACCGTTCTGACGCCGGACGGGCATGGCACTCCGAACACGGGAAGCGGACTTGGGAAGGCCGCGAGGCCATCACCAAGACCTGCGACCAGTGTTCAACGAACTACAGCACCCGATCCCGAGGCCCGGAGGATCGGTTCTGCTCGAACGCCTGCAAATCAGCGTGGCGCCGAGCCTCTGGTGTCGATGACGTCCCTCGGGAGTGCGGTTTCTGCGGGGACACGTTCCATGCCAACAAGTACAGCCGAACTCGGTATTGCGGGCGTTCGTGTGCTCGCCGTGACCGAAGTGCCAGGGCGTCATCCCGTTTGGAACATCACGGTCGCTGACTGCCCGGAGTATTTCGCGAGCGGAGTGCTCGTCCACAACTGCGATTCCCTCCGTTACGGGATCAAGACGACGTATCACGAGTGGCGGTGGGACCTGCGTGATCCCGTCCATGACCTGACCATCTGAAGCATTCGAGCAAGGCGGGGCCACCACCCCGCCTTGTTTGCGTTCCGTGACCATCACCGACTGCGGTGTTCTGTCGTCCCTGCTCATACAACTACACACCGTGAACTGAGGGGGTTTCGTGTCCGTCACCCAGTGGCCCCCGGAGAACCTGCGTCCCATCCTCGACCGGCAGGCCATCTGGTCTGCCTGGTACTCCGGTGACCCCGACGACCTCGCCGCCGTGTACGGGGGCGCGCACGGGCGCTCCCCCGGGTTCTCCGACAACCACAACCCCGGCCGCGGCAGGATCGCGCACTCGATCTACCGGTGGTTCTGGGGCACGGACACTCCCGCTGAGCAGCGGCCCGCACGCCTGCACATCCCCCTCGCCTCTGACATCGCCGGCGTCGGCGCGTCCTTGCTGTTCTCGTCGCCGCCGCGGATCACCACCGGCCACAAGGCCACGGATGAGCGCCTGGCCGAGTACATGGACGACTCGATGCTCGCCGGCCTGCGCGAGGGTGCGGAGCTCGGTGGCGCCCTCGGTGGGGTGTTCCTGCGCACGGTGTGGGATGAGGATGTGGCTGACCGGCCGTGGATCGCCGCTGTGCACGCCGATGCCGCGATCCCGGAGTGGTCGTATGACCGTCTGCGTGCGGTGACGTTCCACCGGGTGGTCGTGGAGGACCAGGGGACGGTGTTCCGCCATCTGGAGCGCCACGAGCGGGGTTTCATCCGCCACAGTCTGCACCGTGGGACCCGTGACGACCTCGGTATGACGGTCCCGCTGACGGAGGTGGACGACACCCGAGCGCTCGCTGATCTGCTGACGGACGGCGACCACGTCGCCTTGTCCGGCGCGGTGCCGTTGACGGCGGCGTACATCCCGAACATGCGCCCGAACCGGGTGTGGAGGCATCTGCCGCAGGCCGCGAATCTTGGCCGGGCGGACATCGCCGGGTGTGAGGGGGAGCTGGATGCCCTTGATGAGACGTGGTCGTCGTGGATGCGCGACATCCGCTTGGGCAAGGCCCGCCTGGTGGTTCCGCAGTCGTATCTGCGCTCGCAGGGCCGCGGCCAGGGCGCGGCATTCAACTCCGAGCAGGAGTTGTTCTCGCCGCTGAACATCCCCGTGGATGACGGCACCTCGGGTCGGATCGAGCAGGTGCAGTTCGCGATCCGGTACGCCGAGCATGAGGCGACGGCGCAGGCGCTGACGAAGCAGATCGTCCGCAGCGCCGGGTACAGCCTCGAATCGTTGGCCATGGACGCCGACGGCGGACCCGCGACCGCGACGGAGATCAACTCGCGCAAGGAACGCTCCCTGGCGACTCGCGGCGACAAGGTCCTGTACTGGCGGCCCGGCATCGCCCAGCTCTCCGAGGCGCTCCTGCACCTGGACGTGGAGATCTTCGACGCGCAGGGGCTCGTTCCGCAGCGTCCGCAGGTGATGTTCCCGGATGCGGCGACCCGCGACACGCGGCAGATCGCGGAGACCGTGAAGCTCATGGCTGATGCGCGTATGGCGTCGCGGGAGACGTTGGTGCAGATGTTCTTGGGCCCGAACGCGTCCGAGACCGACGTCAAGGCCGAGCTGGTGCGCCTGTCCGCCGAGGACCAGGAGCTGGCCCGGCAAGGCGACGCGTGGGCGCAGCTCATGGTGTCCGGTGACGCCGCCAATGCCGAGGAACACGGCGATCAGACTTCCCGCCCCCGTGTGGTGGCGGGTGGATCCACGTCCGGCCAGGAGCCGGATTCCACCAAGAAGCCCCGGGAGGGCTCCTCATGATGCATTCGACCTCTACCCCCGGGTCCCTCATCGGCTACCGCAAGGACGGCCGACCGATCCACCTGATCGCGGGTGGATCCGGCGAAGGCGACCCGAACCCCGACCCCAAGCCGAGCGCCCCCGACGGCGACCCGGCCCCCGGCGGCACTCCACAGGGCGGAGACGGCGGCAGCGCTCAGCCCCCGGCGGCTCCCAGTGGCGACCACCTGCCCCAGGAGTCCAAGGGCGACGCCGAGTCGAAGGGCAAGGGCCCGGAGCCCAAGACCTTCGGTGAGGACTACGTCAAGAAGCTCCGCGAGGAGGCCGCCGAGAGGCGGACCACCGCGAAGGAGCTGGAGGACAAGCTCGACGCCTCCGAGAAGCGCCAGCAGGCACAGATGGACGCCATCGCCAAGGCGCTGGGCCTCAAGCAGGAAGACACCCCTCCCGACCCCGACGAACTCACCCGGAAGCTCGCAGCCTCCCAGGCGGAAGCGCGGCGCGGCCAGGTCGAACTCGCGGTGTACCACGCGGCAGGCGCACACGAAGCGCGCGCCGACCTACTGCTCGACTCCCGTTCGTTCATGCGCGCCGCAGAGGGGCTGGACCCCACCGCCGCGGACTTCAACGACCGGCTGAGCAAGGCCATCACCGACCAGGTGGAAGCCAACGACCGCTTCAAGGCGAAGGCGCCCGCGCCAGCGGATCCGCCCAAGCCCCCTGCTCCCAAGCGTTCCGGCGGCGAGTTCAACTCCCCCGGCGGCTCCAAGCCGATCACACGTGAGCAGCTCGAATCCATGTCCCCGGACGAGATCGCGAAGGCGCACGCTGACGGGCGCCTGAACCACCTCCTCTAGGGCTCCCAACAGTGAGGACCCACCATCATGGCCGTGACCCGGTTCATCCCGGAGATCTGGTCGGCGCTGCTCATGCAGTCGCTGAAGACCGCGCACGTCTACGGATCTCTGTGCAACCGCAACTACGAGGGGGAGATCCAGGCTGCGGGTGACACCGTGCGGATCACGTCGATCTCCCGCCCGACTGTCCGCGACTACGAGCGCAACACCGACATCACCTACGAGGAGCTGAGCGACGCGCAGCGGACGCTGCCCATCGACCAGGAGAAGTACTGGGCGTTCACCCTCGACGACGTCGACAAGGCGCAGGCCAGGGGTGTGGTCACCCCGGAGGCGATGGCGGAGGCCGCTTACGGTCTGCGTGATGTCTCCGACCGCTTCATCGCGGGCCTGTACACGGGCGTGAACAGCGCGAACGCCCTGGGAACCCGCGTCATCGACGCCCCCGGGGAGGCCTACGACACCCTCGTGGACCTGGGTGTGAAGCTCGACGAGGCCGACGTGCCCGAGGAGATGCGGTGGGTGACGGCCACCCCCGGCTTCCACGGCCTGCTGCAGAAGGACGCGCGTTTCACCAGCCTCGGTGACTCCGGGTCGAACGAGACCCTGCGCAACGGCCTCGTGGGTCGCGCTGCGGGTTTCAGCATCCACAAGACCAACAACGCCCCGAACCCCACGGCGGACCACCGGGTCATCACCGCTGGTCACCCGATGGCGATCACTTTCGCTGAGCAGATCGTCAACACCGAGGCTTTCCGCAGCCAGACCCGGTTCGCGGACGCGGTCCGTGGCCTGCACGTGTACGGGGCGAAGCTCATCCGCCCCGAAGCCCTGGCCACCGTCGTGTTCGACCCGTCCGCCTGAGAGGAGTCCCACCATGGCAACCACTGATGTGTCCTACACCAACCTCGTCGCGAACGGGTCCACGGTGCAGCCCGCGGGCACCACGCTCGTGGCCGCGCCGACGAACGACATGCGCATCGTCCGCGCTGACCCTGAGGGGCTGGTGCTGCGGGTGGAGAACACCCACGAGACCGTCGCGCTCACGTTCACCCTGCTCGCCGGGGAGAACCCGCCCGCGGTCGCGGCTGGCCAGGGCGACCTGGCTGTGTCGGTCGCCGCTGAGACCGTGCGTTACATCGGCCCGGTCGAGTCGGGTCGGTTCCTCCACGGCGACGGCACGCTGCGGTTCACGTCCTCGGCGACGTCGGGCACCGTGACCGCCCTGCGGGTACCGAAGGCGGTCTGATGGAAGCCCACGAAACGGGCTGGTTCCGAGGGGAGGGCGGGGCCATCTGGCAGATGGACCTGCCCCTCCCCTCGGGAATCCAGCAGAGGGTGGTCAAGGGGCACGTGCTCCGCGTCAACGAAGACGGGTCTCTTTACGGGGATTCCGCCCCGGAGCGCCCCGCCGACGGCGCGTCCCGTGCGGAGTGGGTGGGTTACGCCTCGCGGGTTCTGGGTCTTGATCCGGAGGTCGCGGAGGGGCTGACTCACCAGGATCTGGTGGACAAGGCCACGGAGCACGAGGTCAACCGAGAGGCTGCCGCCGAGGAAGCCCCCCATGAGGTCGAAGAGGAGCAGGGCTCCAAGGTGACCGAAGCCTCCGGCCAGGGTGACGCTAGCCAAGAGCCGGCTGCCATAGAGGGCGACACCGAAGTCTCCCAGGGGCCCTCCGAGCCTGCCCCGAAGCGCCCCGGCAAGGCCGACGACAAGGCCACGTGGGTCACCTACATCGCTCAGACCACGGACCTGTCCGAAGCCGAAGCCGCTGATCTCACCAAGGCCGAGCTGGTCGCCCTGGCCGACGACGAGTAGGAGGTGTCCCGTGGCTCCCGTGTACGCAACCCCGGCCGAGCTCGCCGACTGGCTCGGCGTGGTCGACCCGCCCGCGGGTGCGACTGTGGCGCTGCGGGACGCCTCTCTCTCCATCGACGGTCTGCTGATCGGTGCCGTGTACGCGGTCGACGGCAACGGCAGGCCCACTGAGCAGAAGGTCATCGACGCCCTGCGGGACGCGGTCTGCGCGCAGGCGCAGTTCAAGCCCAAGGGGTCGAACACGCCTGCTGAGCCCGGCGGGAAGCTCGCGTCGGTCAAGGTCGACAAGGTGTCCAAGACCTACGCAACCTCGCCGACCACAGGCGCGGTCGTGGAGGAGACGTACTCGTCGCAGGCCGTGTCCATCCTCCGTGTGGAGGGTCTGATCCCCGCGCATCCTCGGGTGGTGTGACGTGGCCCTGCCGATCATCACGCACCAGGTGTGGGTGCTGCGTCCGCCGATCGTGGAGGACGCGCACGGGAACCGGTCGCGCAGCACCAAGGATTGGAAGAACGCGGTCCGCACGGGCCCGTTCGACGCCTGTGCACAACCGGACTCCGCCACGCTGGGTGCTTCGCTAGCCACTAAGGAGGACAGGCGGGGCGGCAGAGAGCAGCGCTCACAGTCCGTCCAAGTGCTGCTAGACGATCCCGATGTGGACGTGACGGCCACTGACGGCGTGGAAATCGTTCCTCCCATCCGCCCGGCTCGTGAAGGCATTGACCAGATTTGGCAGGTCAACGGCGATCCGTTCGTCCTTCCAGATGAGGGCGGATTGGGTCACAAGATCCTCAAGGCTGACTGGATCGAGGGGTGACCGTGGGACGCGTCCAGCTCAACCAGGCGACCATCAACCGTTTGGGCTCGTGGGGTCCCGTGGACGACGACATCCGTGACCGTGCCCGCCGTGTGCAGGCGATGGCGCGCGGCCGTGGCCCCATCGACACCGGCGACTACGTGTCTTCGATCGACACAGAACGCCTCCAGCCTCACGGGTGGCGGGTCATCGCACGCGACCGCAAGTCGTGGTGGATTGAAGATGGCACGCGTCCGCACCAAATCCCTAAGCCCGGTACGCCCCGCAATAAGAAGGCGCTCTGGTGGCCCGGGACTGCTCACCCTGTGCATTCAGTGATGCACCCCGGTACGGCCCCCACGAACAACCTCGCCGAGGCGCTGGAGTTGGCGGCGCGCGGCACCACACACACCTGAGGAGAACCATGCCGCACGTCCGAATCGGCTACCCGCACAAGGCCCCCGACGGCACCAAGCGCGTCCAGGGAGAGACCGTGTACGTGTCCAGCACGGAAGCGGCGGGGATCGTCGCTGACGGCAAGGGCAAGATCGTCAAGGTCGATCCCGCTGAGGCCGTGAAGATCGCTGAGGCCGCGAAGCCCAAGGCCAAGCCCGCCCCGAAGCAGGAGGCTCCGAAGCCACTCCCGAAGCGGCCCACGCCCGCGAAGACGGAAAAGGACGCCGATGCCTGACCTTCCCGTCATCCGGGTGGAACGCTACGGCGAAGAGCAGCGAGTCACCCTCGACGGCAAGCCGCTGGCGATCGCCGTGGACGACGGCATCCGGACCATGTCCGCGCCGGGCTACCCGGCCGGGATCAACGTGACCATCCTCGCCAGCGTCGTGGAGGTCGTGGACTCGAACGCGCCCCGCGTCCCTGAGGAGGAGAAGGAACGCGTCGCCTCCTACCTCGACAGCAAGGCCCCGCCGTCGTCCTGGCGGCCACCCAAGCGCCAGTAGGGGGCATCGTGGCCCTGCCCGTCATCCTCTACCCGGACGCTGAACTCGTCGCGATCACCTGGCACCGCCAGCGCCTCGGCGACGCCGTCGGCATGGTGTGCTCCGAACTCCCCGAACCCGACTCGTTCGCCGGGCTGCTGCCCATCGTGCAGTTCGTGCGCCTCCCGTCACCGCCCGCTGACCGCAGGGTGCACGACATCGCCCGCATCCAGTGCATCATCCGCGTGGACGAGCCCACCGGGAGACCGGGAGCGATCGACCTCGCCGGACACGTCAGCGCCCACTTCGCCGCCATGACCGGGCAGACCATCACCCTGCCTCCGACCACGTACACACCGGGCGGTCCGGCCACCATCGGATGCGTCCGCAACCAGTCCAACCCCTCCCCGTTCCGCGACGACAACACCAACCTCATCGGCTTGGCCTTCACCGGCGAGCTGTACCTGCGCCCCTTCCGGGTCACCTGACCCGAACACACCCAGCCCCGACGCCTTCTGGTGCCGGGGTTTTCCCATGCCCGCACCAGGGCTGACCACCCCAGGAGGGGACATGGCGGACAACGTCAATGCCATCAGGGCCTACGGAACTGACGGCGGTAAGTGCTACGTGGCGCCGCTCGGCAGCGCGCTCCCGGAGGGCCTCGACGCTTTCGGCCCCGAGTGGTGGGACCTCGGAGCCATCGACCCCGCAGGGCTCACCGAGGCGTATGAGGAAGAGCGCAACGAGAAGCGCCCGCTGGGCTACAAGAGCCCCGTGCGCACCGACATCACCGGGGTGACGAAGACCTTCACGACCCCCATGTGGGAGGTCAACCCGTACACGCAGGCCCTGTACGACAACATCGACCTCAGTGCGATGGAGGAACTGCCCGGCGGCATCCTCACCTACCCCGTGTACCGGCCCACCGGCCAGCGCAAGTACATGCTCGCCGTGGACACCTTCGACGGGGTCAACCACGAGCGCACCGTCGCCGCCATCGCGGAGGTCACGACCCGCGCCGAGCGGTCCAAGAACGCGGAGAACGTGACCGCATCGGGTCTGACGTGGACCGTGTACGAGGCGTCGGACGGCCTCATGTTCAACAGGTACTTCCTCAGTGACGGCATGTGGCTCCCAGTGGAGTCCCTCGCTGTCGAGGGCACCGCGACCGTCGCCGTGTCCGCGACCACGCAGCTCACCGCCGAGGCGACCTTCTACAACGAGACCACCGACGACGTCAGTGCGACCGCCGAATGGGACACCTCCGCGCCCCTCATCGCCACCGTCGACGCCGACGGCACCGTCACCGGCGTCGGCGCCGGGTCCGCGACCATCACCGCGTCGTACCGAGGTGTGGCCGACACCCTCGCGGTGACCGTCACCGCCTAGAGACCGGTGGGTGGGCGTCCGCGCAGGTGCGCCCATCCACCCACAACCACCTGCGCAAACCTGCGTGAACACGAGGAGACCGCCATGACCGCTGCCCGAAAGCCCGCCGCGAAGAAGCCCACCGTGGCCGCGCCCGCACCGAACGCGATCGCTGTCGCCGACCTGCCTGACAACAAGGCCGCGCAGGTGTCCGAAGCGATGGAGCAGGACGCCACGTTCGTCATGGCCGACGACGCGACGTTCACGTTCAAGCCGCTCGCGGAGTGGCCGTACTCGGCGAACAAGGCGTTCGCCATCGGTGACATCGAGACGTGGATGAGCGGCGCACTCGCGGACCCGAAGCAGCTCAACGACTTCCTCGACCGCAGCAGCCGTGAAATCGGGCGCGTCATCCAGTACTTCGACGACATGGCTGGGGCCACCCGGGGGGAAGGCAGCAGCTCCTCGCCGTCCTAGAGGAGCACCCGCGCGAGGTTGAGCTCGACCTCCTCGACCGCCCGAACCCCGTCGACCTGGTCGACTTCTACGCCGGGAGGATCACCATGCGCCGCATGGTCCTTCTCGTCATCCACGACCTGGCGCGCATGCCTCGCACGCGGGCGGCCCTCACCGGGCGCGACCCGGGACGGCCATGGTCGGAGACCAACGACCAGCTCGCGTTGCTCGACTCGCGCATCCAGGCGCTCATGCGGGTCATGTGGGTCGGTGAACGCCTCAAAGGCGAACCCCCCGACATCAACCCGTACCCGGTGCCCGTCGCGAAGGGCGAGAAGGCACAGGAGCGGCAGTCGCGTCGCCCTGACCCGCGCAAACAGGCATACCTGGAGCGGTTCGCGCCACCGAAGCGGCACCTGAAGTTGGTCAAGACACCACCAGCCGAGTAAGGGGGTGTCGCCATGCCCGACGCCGGATCAGTGTGGGTCGACGTCCTGCCCGACCTCAAGCGCTTCGGACCCCGGCTGCGCGCCGAACTCCAGAAGCACGCCAGCCGGGGCATGGACATCCCCGTCGGGCTCGACAGCGCGAAGGCCAAGGCCGAGCTCGACTCCTTCCGCCGCCAGGTCGACAACCTCGGCCGCCGCACCCCGCGCATCACCGTGTCAGCGGACACCCGCACCGCGCTTGCCTCCCTGGTTCGTGCCGAGAAGGCGGCGGACAGGCTCGACGGGCGCGTCATCAACATGCGCGTCGCCACCAGCGGCGGCGGCCCCATCTCCGCCGCTACCCCGAAGACCCCCACGGCCCCGAAAGCCCCCGCGTCGGGCGGGGGCGGACGCGGCGGTGGCTCCAGGGGTGGCCAGCAGCCGTTCTCGGACATGTCCCCCGCCGAGCAGGCCGCTATCTGGACGCTCATCCCCCCGCTCGTGCCCGCTGCGGGTGCGCTCGCCGGGGGGTTGGGCGCGGTCGCGTCCGGCTTCGTTGCGGCTGGTGTGGGCGCGGCCGGTTTCGCTCTCGCAGCGATCCCCGCGATCCGCGAAGCCAACGCTGCGACCGGTGACCTCACCATCGGACAGCGCTCGTTCCAGGACTCCATGGGCGGACTCACCGCGTCGTGGCGCCAGTTCCGCGCGGAGACGGACCGGCCTGTCCTTCAGGCTGCCGCCAGCGGTCTCGACGTCGCCAACGTGGGCTTGCGGGCCTTGACCCCCGCGACGAACCGTACCGCGTCGGCCCTCAACACCCTCGGCGACGAAGCCCGCGAAGCCCTCGGGAACGACCGGTGGACGAGCTTCTTCAGCTTCGTCTCCCGTCAGGCCAACCCCAGCACCATCACCTTCGGCCGCTCCATCGGCAACCTCACGTCCGGGCTCGCTGGCCTCGTCATGAACATGGAGCCGCTGTGGACCGTCGTCGCCCCCGGCCTTGAGCGATCCACCGCGCGCTTCGCCACATGGGGCCACGAGAGCGAGAACTTCACCGACTTCATTGCCTGGACCATCCAGAACGGTCCAACCTTCACGACCATGTTCGGGGCCATCGCCGGAGCCGCCATCGACGTGGGCGTAGCCATCGGCCCGCTCGGCACCATCTACGCGCAGGGCCTCACCGTCTTCGCGGAAGCGATCTCCATGGTCGCCGAGACAGCCCCGTGGCTGCTTCAGGCTGCCATCGCAGCCAAGACCGCGCAGGTCGCATTCAGCCTGTTCGGGCGGGTCAACACCGGGCTCATCCAGCCCATGCGCGAACTCCCGGGACACATCCGCGAGTACACGTCCAGCCTGTCCACCGTCGGCACCAACGCCACCACCGCAGCCACCGGCACCTCACGCTTCTCCGGTGCGCTGTCCGGTGCGGTCGGTGCTCTCGGAGGCCCGTGGGGCATCGCCATCGCCGCGGGCGTGATCGCGCTCGGAGCTTTCGCGACCGCGAAGGCCCGCGCACGCCAAGAGACCGAGGCGTACACCGCCGCCATCCAGGCCGACGCCGGGGCCCTCGGCGAATCAGCGCGAGCACTCGCCGTCAAGAATCTGGAGGAGGACGAAGCCCTGCAGCTCGCTGAGCGACTGGGCTTCTCGACCGACAAGGTCACCGACGCTGTCCTCCGGCAGGGCGGCGCCTACGAAGAGGTCACCGGGGCGATTGACAGTCAGATCGCCTCCCTCGACGCCGCCTATGACGCGGGCGAGATCACCCACCAGCAGTGGTCGGGGTCCGTGACTCAGCTCATGGAGCTGCGGGACGCCATCACCGACGAGGCCAACGCGGTCGATGGGGCGGGTGAGTCGTACCGCCGCCAGACCGAGGCGATGGGCGAGACTGCCGCCCAGCAGGAAGCCGTCAACACGGCGATGGCCGAAGGCGCGTTCCAAGCCAGAGATCTGAAGACCGCCTTGGACGCCCTCACGGGTGCGCACGTGTCCGCCGTGGAAGCCGAGTCGAACTTCCAAGCCGCCATCGACGCAGCCACGGCCAGCATCGCCACCAACGGAGCGACGCTCGACCTGAACACCGAACAGGGCCGCGCCAACGAATCGGTTCTGCGCCAGATCCGCGACACCACCATCGCGAACACCGAAGCCACGAGGCTCAACGGCGAGAGCATCCAGGAGCAGACCGCCACGGCGGCGCGCGGGCGCGAGGAATTCGTCCGGGTCGCCCGACAGATGGGCCTCACCGCGAACGAGGCCGAGGACCTCGCTGACGAGTACCTCGGCATCCCGTCGTCGGTGCAGACCGCCATCCGGGTCGCCGCGAACGGCACGTGGACGACCACCCCGACACAGAACTCGTCGCACACCTCCCCGCGCGGTGGTGCGCCCGCGTTCTACGCCGAGGGTGGCGCCGTCTTCGGGCCAGGAACCGCGACGTCCGACAGCATCCCCGCGATGCTCTCCGACGGTGAGTTTGTCGAGCCAACGCACGTCGTGGACCACTACGGCGGCGGTTTCTTCGAGGCCCTGAGGCAGAAGCGCATCGACAAGCGCGACCTGCCCGGATTCGCGACGGGAGGACGAGTCAGCAGGTCCTCCCGGGGGTCGGGGGCCGACCCGTGGGACATCGTCGATGACCACAGGCGTGATGTTCGACCTGAGTGGAACATCCTCGTCAACAGCCTGATCAGCAACATCGGCGACAAGATGGCCGACGACTACAAGAACTCTTCGCGGGGTCCGCGGGGTGTGGTCGCGCTTGCTGAGGCGTCCATCGGCCGCTATCCGGAGTCGAACGGCAACAACCGGAACGCCATCACCGGATGGTACGGGATGAACGGTGCCGCTTGGTGTGCAATGTTCATTTCCTGGCTTTTCGCCCAAACAGGATCATCCCGGGCATTGGGTGGTGCTGCTCGCACAGCGTGGACTGGCGACTACTACACGTCCGGGATGCCGCGCACCAACTCGCCCATGCCCGGCGACGTCGCCGTGTACGGAACCGACCACGTCAACCTCATCGCCACACCCGGTGGCGGTCGGCGCATCGGCGGGAACCAGAGCAACAACGTCACCGCCGCCCCGTACTTCGGCGGTGCCATCTTCCGCCCGAACTGGGGTGCGGCGGGTTTCGCTTCCGGCGGGCTGGTGTCCATCGCGGACATCGTCCGACAGGACCGCGAACAGGACGAACGGTCCGGGATGTCGCCCTTGGTGCGGCAGATCCGGGACATCGCCGGATACGCGGACGGAGGTGTCGCCTCCGGGTGGGCGGTCGTCGGCGAACGCGGACCTGAACTCGCCCGCTTCGACGACCCGGCGCGCGTCTACTCCAACGCCGAGTCAGCGCGGATGCTCGCCACCGCAGGCAAGGCCACGACACAGGCGGGCGGCAGCACTCCTGCTTCTCCTCTCGTCGGCAGCCAGTCCTTCCACCTGCACTCCGCTGACGACGGCATCCGCGAGATGGCGGACACCATGACCCACGAGATCCGGGTCATCAGCAAGGGCGGGAGGTACGCCGATGGCTGACCTCTCCGAGCGCCAGTACGAACTGGGTGGGGTCGTCTTCGGCGACCTCACGCCGATCCAGTCCGACGACATCACCATCGGCGACCCGGGAATGCGGCTGGGAGACCAGCCCACCCCGGGCGCGGACGGGGAGCAGGCGGGCATCGACTACCACGACGGCCGCACGATCACCCTCGACCTGTGGACCGACACGACCACCGCCGCGGACTCCCGGTCGGCGTGGTCAGCTCTCGCCGCCGTGTGGGACGCGAGCACGACCAGAGCCACACCACGGGCCGTGATCCCGCTGCGGATGCGACTTCCCGGGTCGCCCACGATGATCGCCTACGGCAGGCCGAGGCGGCTCACGCCATCCACCCAGCGGCAACGCGACAACGGCATCGTCGACCTCACGGCGACCTTCCAGACTTTCGACTCCTGCTTCTACGCCGACGGCCCCGACGGTGCCGGACGGTCCGTCACCCTCACTCTGATCACCGCGGCGGGCACCGGGATCACGTGGCCTGTCACCTGGCCGATCACCTGGGGTGCGCAGGGCGTCCGACAGGACGCCGTCGTCAACGCGGGCAACAAGCCCTCGTGGCCAGTGATCACCATCCGAGGCCCCGTCGCGCAGCCCTCGATCGAACTCGTCGGCTCCGGCCGCCGTCTCCGCCTCGACACAACGCTCGCCGCGGACCGCAGCATCACCATCGACACCCGCCCATGGGCACAAACCATCCTCCGCGACGACGGCGCCTCGTTCGCCGGCCTGGCGTTCGGCGCCGGCCTCGCGGACTTCCGCCTCCCCGTCGGCCAGACCGTCCTCGCGTACCGCGGCACCGACCTTTCCGGCCAGTCCACCTGCACCATCGCATGGCGTGACGCCTACGAGACCCCCTAGGAGACCGGCATGGCTTTGGAGATGGACTCCTGGGCGGTAGAGGGGGCGCAGTCGTCATCGCGGATCGCCCGCCTTCAGCTTCAGTCGGGGACGGCGTCGAGGAACGGGGTGGTGGACTCTGCGCACCTGCGGATTCTTCCGCTGGCGGTCCCGGGTGCGAGCGTCCGCGCGACGTCCGGCGGGGCGACGATCCTCGGGGCGGAGGCGACTTTCCAGGGCAGCTACTTCGCGTTCAACGTGGGCGACGCCGAGATCCCGATCAACCCCACCGGATCCAGTGGGGGGCGCTCCGACCTGGTCATCCTCCGCGTCGAGGACCCGAACATTTCGGGGACCCCGTGGTCGCATGACGTGACCACGGACCCCGTCTACTACTTCCGTGTCATCGAGGGCGTCACCTCCACGAACACCGACGTCCCCCCAGGAACCACGGGCGTCGCCCTGGCCCGCATCGACATCCCCTCCTCAACGGCCACGATCACGTCCGGGATGATCACCGACGTCCGCCAGATGGCCAACCCCAAGCGACTCCGCGAACTGCGGGTCCAGCGCGGCCAGGGCCTCGAAGACGGGCGCTACGACGAAGCTGACTTCACCAGCGACTTCGAGCGGTGGCCCCAGCACGACTGGACTGTCACGATCCCCGACTGGGCCACACAGGTGCAGGTGCGCGCGGACTGGCTCAACGTCATGTACCCCATGCCGGGCGGCACAGGCGGTGACTACGACGCGCGCGGGCAGGTCAGGGTCGGCCTGATCGGATCCGGTGGCAACGTCCTCTATACGGCCGCCAGCGCCTTCAACTTCAACAGCACGAGCGCGACCAATGGGTACAGATGCTCGGCCGGGCTGGCAGCACAGATGAACGTGCCGACCGCGATGCGTGGCATGACCTGCGACCTGCGCATGTACGCCAAATCGGACGCCGGGATGGGCAACCACCTCGTGGCGGACGGGTGGGCGAACTTCGCAGTCGACCTGGAATTCCGCGAGCAGGCCGCTGATCAGGCCGAACTGTAGGGGGCCTCATGATCCCCTTGCAGGAACCCCTCCCCCCGGCTTCGCAGTGGCGGTACTACGCCTTCAACGTCCTCACGGGCACGTGGCTGCACCGGGAGCTTCCGCTGTCGGACGTGCGCCTGACGACCACGCTCTCCGGCCCCGGGCGGATGACCGCGACCATCGATCCGGAGTACCAGGCGCTCACAACCCCCGACGGCGGCCTGGTCCTGGAGCTGTGGCAGACCATGATCGTCGCCGAGGCGTCCGGCCAACTGCGCGGCGGCGGGATCCTCACGGGCATCACCGCGACCGGGCCGAAGCTGAGCCTGGACATGACCGGGGTCAGCGGATGGCTGGAGGGTCAGCCGCTCCGCAACAACCTCACCTACGGCGGGAAGACCGACGGCCTCACCGGGAACGGAGTCGACCCCCTCGACGTGGTCCGGGGCCTGTGGGCGTGGCTTCAAGGCCAACCCGACGGCGACCTCGGCGTCACCCTCGACGACACCACCACCCCGTACCGTCTCGGCGCGTGGCACAACACCCGCGCCCTCAAAGACGACGGCACGCTCGGCCCCGCGAAGGACGTCGCGTCCACGCCCGTCCCCATCGACAAGATCTGGAACCCCGGCAAGGACAAGAAGCCCGTAGCGGCAACTGGCAAACAGGTGTACTGGGAGTACAAAATTCCCTGGTGGGACGACGTAGAGATCGGCCAGAAAGTCACCACGTTGGCGACGCAGACGCCGTTCGACTGGCTCGAATCCCTCCGCTGGGCCGACAGCTCGCGTGAGCACGTCGTGCGCCACATCCACTTCGGCTACCCACGACTCGGCAAACGCCTCACCCGCGAGGTGTTCATCGAGGGCGCGAACATCAGCGAACTCGTAGCGGTCCGCCGCGACGGCGACGACTACGCCAACTCGATCACCGTGTACGGGTCCGGCGAAGGCAGCAAGCAACTCCGCTCCACCGTCAGCAAGAGGGACGGCCGCCTCCTCCGAGGCAAGAGCGTCGATCGCCCCGACCTGGCCACCGTCGCCGAATGCAAAGCCGCCGCTGAGGAAGAGCTTCGCCGCTGGTCGCAGGTCGTGGACATCTTGGGCTTCACTGTCCGAGACCACCCCAACGCCGCCATCGGCACTTTCGCCGTGGGCGACGATGTGCTCGTGCAGACCCACACGGGGTGGATGCCGACCCGCCTGTGGGTGCGCATCACCGCCCTCGACACCAGCCCTGAGACAGGCGAGGTCACCGTGACGTGCCGCCGGTCCGACCGATTCGACTACCCCGGAGGTGCGTGACGTGGACGCTGAGACTCGCCGCGCGATCGCTGAGTACGCCCGCGAGGTCGGGAAGCTCCGTGCTGAGGTGACGACCCTCAAGCGCGGCCAGCGCGGCAACCAGCTCGCGAACTCCTCTCTGGAGGAGGGGCAGAGCATCGAGGTCCGCGACGACACGGGTGCACTGCGAGGCCAGTGGGGGTGGAAGGACGGCCGGGTCGGCCCCGTCACCATCGGCGGCGACCCTGTGTCCGCGCCGACCGCTCCGACCGTGACCCCGTCGCTCGGTGGCCTCCGTGTCACGTGGGACGGACTCCTCGACGGAGACCCCGCGATCCCCGTCGATTTCGACCACATGGCCGTTCACGTCAGCACGAGCAGCGGTTTCACTCCGTCGGCCGCAACCTACGTCGGGTCGATCCGCCGAGCGGGTGATGGTGGCATGCTCCCCGTGGTGCCGCTCCCCTACGTGCCGCACTACGTCGTGATGGTCCCCGTGACCACTGGGGGCGTGCAGGGTGAGGCGTCAGCGGAGGTCGCGGCCACGCCGTTGCAGACATCCGGGATCGACCTCGAAGCCGACAGCATCGAAGCCGTCCACATCCAGGCGGGGGCCGTGGAAGCCGACAAGCTCGAAGCGGTCCTCGTGCTCGCTACCACCCTCATCGCAGGCATCCCCGGGGCCGCCCGGGTCGAGATCGACGAAGACGGGCTCAGGGGCTACAACGAGGACAACGAACTCATCTTCGCCGTGGACAGCGCAGGCAACGCCGTGTTCTCCGGAGACATCGTCGCCAGCGAGATCACCGGCAGCCGGTTCTCCATCGGTACAGCGCCAGGGCCGACGGGCGCCATCGAGGCGGTCCCGAACGGGGTCGTCAACCGGGTCCGAGTCGGCACGATGCAGGCTGGCCTCGGCGCGACCGCGGACCAGGCGAACTTCCTCGCGGCATCCAACATCGGTGATCCGTCATCGCCGCTCGCTGGATTCGCAGCCACGGCCACCCAGGTGATCTTCGCCCTGGACAGCTCCGGACAGACCGCCGACGGCAAACCGATGGTGCGTGGCACGGCCACCGACACCACGGCGTACCTGCTCCTCCGCTCGGCCGCGAACTCGGCCGCTCAGCCCAGCTCCACCCTTTCGGTGACCTCCGGTGACGCGTCCGGAACGTGGTCATCGGGGTCGGGGTCGGAGGTGCGGATCCGTGCGCTCCCGGACCACTCGTCGATCCTGCTGACGCCCCCGCCCGCCGCCGATCCCAGCGACACGCAAGGGTCGGGGTACATCTTCACGCAGCGCTACGCCTCCGACATCGCCGCCACGTCCGTCCAGGGCCCGGCGTGGGCGTCAGGGGAGGGGCCGGAGCGCGGCAAGCGGGCGATGCTGCACACCGAGGGCGCCCGCCCTGAGCGGCCGTACACGCGCATGACGTACAGCGGCGCCCGGCACATGTTCCAGCAGCAGTGGAACATGCAGACGGACACCCGCGACCCCGCCGATGGCGTGGTGGAGCTGGCGTCCACGATGAGCTTCGCGGCGGCGCGGCACTCCCCGATCCGGGACGAACTCACCACCCAGCTCACCGGGTACAGCGTGGGCACCCCGTTCTACGACTTCCCGTCTGGCACCTGGGCCGCCTTCACGTTCAAGACGTCGTGGTCGGGCCGGACCCGTATCACCATCGCCCTGTCCGGTCTCAACAACGCCTCTGACGCGTCCTCGCTGGCGGTGGGCTTCCGGCTGTCGACCGGCGGGACCATGGCGGCGTCGCTGAAACGGTGCGCGTTCATCCGCTCGGCTGGCGCCGGGTTCGGGTCGTCGCAACAGACCATGTTCGCGGACACGTTCCTACTCAACGGGAACGCCACGTACACGCTCACACCCAACTACCGCATCACCTCCGGCAGCGTCGCGTACTTCGACCTGTCCCTGCCGAACCACATCACCGTCGAACCACTCCTGTAGGAGGACCCGTGACCACTGAACCGCACGACCCCACACCGCCGGAGAACCCGCCGACCATCGTCCTTCCGCCGACCGACCCCACCCCGGACCCTGCTCCGTCCGACCCCGGGCCCGCACTGCCGGACCCGTCCCCGGACACGCCCCCCGGCGAGGGCGACGACTACTCGAACGAACCCCCGCCCCCGCCGCTCCAGCCCGGAGAGTAAGGAGAACCGATTGGACGCGCTGCCTGAGCTACTCACAGGCCCAACCGGCGGCGCCCTAGGACTCCTCAGCTTCGTCGCCGTCCTCGTCTTCACCGGCCGCCTCATGCCATCGGGGACAGTCGCGAAACTCCTCGCAGGCCGGGACGAACGCATCGCGGAGCTCAAAGCACTCCTCGACGAAGCACGAGCGGACAGCCGCCGGAAAGGCGAGCAACTAGGCGAGTTCGTTGAGATCGGGCGGACATCCGCGCACGTCCTGGAGGAGATCCGCCGCATCGCCAAAGAGGGCCCGGGGGAGGACGACGCATGAAGTGGTGCCGCAAGCTCCGCCACCGATTCGACCCTCCGCCTGTGTCCCGCGCCGACCTCGCACAGGCACGAGAGGACGCAGACGCCGACACCGCCCGGACCGCAGAAGTAGACAAGCAGGTGCGCGACATCGTCGCCCGACTCCGACGACAGCGCACCGAGAACAACTTCGGCCCGATGATCTGGCAAGCCCTGACGGGCGAGGGAGGGGCTGATGTATGAGGCAGGAAACGTGGCCGTGACCTTGCTGGCGCTGCTGGCGCTTGGCTTCACCCTCGACTACGCCATGGGGGTGCGCTGGTGGACCAACCCGGGCGGGCGGGTCGTCATGGCGGCCCTGGCCGCCGTGGTGCTGATCTCCGCCCTGGTCGCCGTCCGTGTGTGGGCGGGCGACTTCTTCATGCACGAGGTGGCGCGGCTACTCGTGTACGGGGCTGCCACCGTGGTGCTCGCGAGCGGGTGGGTGCTGCACCGCAAGGTGCGCCGCCCCAAGCACCGGGCGCGCGCGAAGCCCTAACCCGATTTCTCCACATTTGCCCCGGTTCTGCCGGGGCTTTCGCATGCCAGGAGGCACCATGCCCGAACCCGACAAGCTCCAGTGGCGCAGCGACTTCGGCTGGTCCAAGAACAGCCCCGCGTCGTCCGCGAACCCCAAGTCCGGGCTCGTCATCCACTACGACAGCTCAGACCAGAACCTCGCCAGCAAGGCCCACAGCGCGTGCGTCGCCTACTGGAAGAGAACCCGCGGCTTCCACACCGGGCCCTCCCGCGGCTGGGCCGACATCGGGTACAGCTGGGGATGTTGCAGCCACGGCTACGTCATGGAAGGGCGCGGCCTGTTCAAGACGCAGGCCGCCCAGCCCGGTGGGAACAGCACCTACTACAGCGTGACGCTGATGACGGGCCCCAAGGACAAGGTCACGGACGCGCAGATCAACGCCGTCCGCCAGCTCCGCGAGTGGCTCATGGAACCCGCGTCGTCGATCAGCGGGAAGGTCCTCGGCCACCGCGACTTCATCGCCACGAGCTGCCCCGGCGACCGCGCCTACAAGATGGTGAAGGACGGCACGTTCCGCAAGGCCGCGAAGTGGGGGGGCGACACCCCGAGCGCCCCCAAGCCCACCAAGCCGACCCCGGCGCCCGCGCCGAAGCCCAAGCCGCCCACAAGCAAGGCGCCCGCGTTCCCGCTCCGGTCCGGCCACTACTTCGGACCCAAGAGCGGCCCGGCCTACAGCGTGTCCGGCTACTACTCCCACCGCGCCGACCTCAAGCGCTGGCAGCAGCGGATGCGTGACCGCGGGTGGGTCATCACCGTGGACGGCCTGTACGGGGACCAGACCAAGCTCGTCGCCCGCACCTTCCAGTCGGAGAAGCGGCTCAGCGTCGACGGCCTGATCGGGGCCGCGACCTGGAAGGCCGCCTGGGAGGCGGTGATCACGTGAGCAACGGCTGGTCCTGGCTGTAACCCCACCCACCGCGAAGAGAGACCCATGAAGCCCCTGACCTTGTTCGGCCGCGAACCGGTCGAGATCCTGTCCATCGTCCAGGCCGCGCTCCTCGTCGGAGTAGCCCTGTCCGTACCCCACCTGACCGAAGCCGCCGTCCCGCTGATCGTCGCCTGCCTCGGCGCTGTGTTCGGCGCGGTCCAGGCCGTCATGGTCCGACCCGTCACCCCGGCCGCGTTCACCGCCGTCGTGACCACGGTCGCGCCCCTGCTCGGCTACTACGGGCTCGACCTGGACGCGACCCTAGTGGCGTCCATCAACGCGCTGATCGTGGCCCTGCTGGCGCACCAGACCCGCTCGCAGGTGTCCCCGGTCGCGAAGCACGACCTCGCCGCCTGACGAACACAACGACGCCCCCTCCCGAAGGAGGGGGCGATTCGTCATGCCCTCAAGCCGCCGTCTTCTTCCGATCGAGGAAAGCCATGATCTGCCCGAGGGGATACTTCGCCGGCTTCGACCCGGGCACGGCCACGATCTTCCCCTCAGCGGCGAGCTTCCGGACGTACCTGTCGCTGATCTGCTTCCCGAGCGCGCGCGACGCCATGGACGCCTCAGCTGCGGTCACGAGTCGTTCCGGTGCTGCTGCCACAGCCGCCTTGACTGCCGCGTCCCGCCGCGCTTCGGGGTCTTCGATCTCCCCGTCGCACCCGTCCGTGCGGCACCACGCCCTCGGCGCCCCCGCGAGCCCGTAGATCTTCCCTCCGCAGTCCGGGCACTCCCCCGCGTAGATGCGTTCCGCTGGCCGGTCCACACACCTGCGCACCTCCCGCACCGTGTACCGGATCTGGGTGACGCACTCGTCGCCCCACTCGGCGGACCGGATGATGACGCCCTGCCCGTGGAGCCACTGCGCCATGGCGGGGATGGTGTCCGCAGGCGGTGTTCCGCCGCTCTGGTCGAGGATGACTCGGCACCAGGTGGACAGCATCGAACGCAGGTAGATTCGCACGTCGGACGCCTTGTCATCGATGAGCATGGGGATTTCGTCGCCGCCGCCGCGCCCGCCTCCACCGCCACCGAAGCGGCTCTGCTTCGCGATCGCGATGTCGAGGTCCACGTCGAGCCCGTGCAGGTCGCCCGTAGCCCACAGCGCCCTCAGGTCCGCCATCATCCCGCCCACACACGTCTGGCAGACGACGCCGAAGTCCATCTCGGAGTCGCAGCATCGGCACAGCAGGTGGTACGTCATGGAATCTCCCCGGTCGGCGTACTATGTGACCAGTGGGAGCGAAGCTTCTACGGGGGAATGGGGAGGGCCTGCCATCGGGGGATGCGGGCCCTCTCGTCATGTCAACTGACTCTCGTGCAGGGCGCTGAACAGGCAGAACATCACTTTTCCACCTGGGAAAGTGATGGCGGCCCCTGCCCGTTCTGTGATGCCCTCGGAATTGGCCTACACCTGCACCGAGGGTGCGCCGGGGGCAATCCCTGGAACCCCGCCCAGAGTGTTCGGGGGATGCCGCGACCACGAGGCAACTCGAACCGCTCCCCCGCCGCCGCGCGCCGCCCGTTCATGGTCGTGCACACCGCACACGCCCTGCCGTCGCGGCGGGTCACCCACACCAGATCCACTCCCAACCAGCGGGCGTAGGAGTAGGTGGCGGAGCTGGTCGCTTGGTGGATCTTCGTGATCGCGAGCCCGGTCACCCGCCGCCGGAACCGGACCAACTCCACGGCCGCAGGCGACGGCGTGACGGGCGCGGTCTGGGTGTCGGGCGCTTCCCCCGCGATGGCGGCATCAATGCGCCTCGCGACGTCCTCCACGACCGCCCGGACGTCCGCCTCAATCGACGTAGGCAGCGGCTCCACGGTGAGCTGACGCATCCGTGCACGCCTGCCCGCCGACCCCTGTAGGACGATCTGAGCGCCCACCGTGAACCCCCGCTGAGCCGCCGCTGACACCGCGCTCGTGAGCGCCGCCAACACCGCGAGGATCGCCGCGCCCGACAGGCCAGCCGCGACCGCAGCAGTGATGATCGCCTGGATCTCCTCGTCGGCCTGCTGCTCAATCGCGTCGAGCTGCTGAGCGGGGGTGGTCTGCGCGCCGATCTCAGCGGTCACGGGTCCCCCACTCCTGGCGAGTGCCGTCCTCATGGACGACAGCGACGGGTGAGCACTCACCCTCGGCCCACAGGTCAATCATGTGTCCGTGAGCCGCTTCGTGGTCAGCGAAGAGCTCTTCGACCTTCTCGCCGTGCTGCCAGTAGGCCGCTTTCGCGCTCACGGTGCCTCCCTTGGCTCTGTCTGGTGGCCCTTCTTTCGTGCGACCCACCGGTCCACGTAAGCTCCCACGCCCGCGAGTGCCAGGAAGAGAGCAGCAGCCGCACCCCATTGGGCAGGCCCCTCCATGTGCACCATGATCGGCACGATAAGAATCGCGAAGGCGACGATCCGAAGCGCTGTACCCACTGTGCTCACACCTGGACTTCCTCGCTGGTGTCCCGGTAGTCGGTCTCCAGGTGAGTGTGCGAACCGTCGGAGAACCCGAACACCTCGGTGCCGAGGATGCGTAGAGCGATGATCACGAGCCCTCCCTTGGCTTTCGGGGATGGTACCCCTGTTCGACCAGGTCTCATGACGGAAGCACATCACCGATCCCATGTCACACGGGGAATCATTCGCTTGTGCCACGGCGAACGTTCAGCCGCCGTGCTGTGTTCTTGAGCCACTACTCCGTGAAGATCCTTGGTCCACCTGTAGCCGCTTTCGTCGGTGAAGTGGACTGCTACTTGCTCCGCATCACGGTGTGCTTCGAGACTCTCGAAGGCAAAAGCGACCTTGCCAAGGGGAGGAATTCTGACGTCAGAAACACGAGGGTCGCAAGCTGAGTTCCGCAGTTCATCGTAGTCAGGCCCGCGCAAGGAGGACTCCGCGTTCCGTGAGCCAGCGCTGACAAGAACTTGAGCGACCGGCGCTTCCCCTGTGTTGCGAACCTCCACCACTAAAGCTTTCTCGGCATGATCGCACTGGGGAAGCAGTTCACTCATCATGATTCGGAAGTACTGGTCCGCCGTGTTATAGCTGTCACAGCCTGTGTCGTAGGGCATCTGCCAGATGTGAGCAGTGACCCCAAGAGTCTTCGTCTTTCTGCGCTCTCGCTCCTCTGCCTCAAGCTGCTCGCCTTGCAGATGAAGAAGCCGAAGCTCTGGCTCCAGCTTCTTGTAGACGGCACGAGCCGCAATCCAAGGGGCGAACAGGGCGACGATGGTCACGGCGATCTGAATGCCGGATATCACAAGTTGGTGAGTTTCCATGTCTCATCTTCTCGTGGGAGGGGCGGGAGCGGGCCGCCCTTCGTCACTCCCCCGCGATCTCCCGCGCCCGCGCCAGGGCCGCGGCACGGTCGGGATGCTCCTCCCGGCCGCTCTGGTGACTCGCCGTGGTCCAGTTGGAGAACTCGCCGCATCGCACGACAACCGGTCCGCGCGGGCCGTGGACGACGAACTCGGTGGCGCGATCGAGCAGCCACCGCGCATCCTGCTCCCGCTGCTGCGCGAGCTCCCGCGCGCAGTCGGCACCCTTGGCTTCGAGTTGCAGTCGCTCCACCTCTGCTTCGAGGTCTCGGACCTGTTCTTCGAGGTCCCGCACTCGGAGACACTGGAGCGCCCACGCACGCCCGGTGGCTTCCTCCAGCGCGAGCGCGCCCTCGATCTCCTCTTCGAGCTGCTTCACCCGCCCGTCGTGGGGCTTCCGCGCCTGCCGTAGCCCGTGCTTGCGGCCTGCTTCCCATGCGGCGTCGAGGTACGGCTGCGCTATCTCCGCGAGCTTGGCCGCATCATCTCCCAGCGCCGCGTAGTCCCCGGTGAGGCTGTGCCCCTCGGGCTGCACGTCGTGCTGTCGGCACAGCTCAGCGTGCAGGGCGTCCGCGAGGCGGGTCAGGGTGTCAGGCATCGTCGCCTCCCAGCGCGCGCAGGGTCGGGCAGGGCCACGGCACCGCCATGTCGGTAGCCCCGCACTCGCGGCAGGCGCGTTCGATGGTGCCGTATTCGGAAGGGGCACTGTCGTCGGCGTTCCATCCGCTGCGTGGGTTCGGGTCGGGCTGGTGGATCTGCCGAATGCGCGCCACGGTGTTCACCGCTTCGGTCTGCTCGTCTGCTTCGAGGGCTGCTTGCACGGCCGTCCAGATCATGGCGTTGCGGCGGGCGGCGTCCGTGGGTAGGGCGATGCCGATGCTGTCGATGTACGCGTACACGGCCTCATAGGCCCGCTGGTTAGACATGGTTCTCCTTCGTCCGGCAGTCGGGGCACAGATCGCCCCGGCCTCGCTTGGCCTTGCTGGTGGGTGCCCGCCACCCGTCCTTCCGGGCCAGATGGCGGGCGTCCGATGCGGTGCGCGGGGTGAGCCGGGGACGGTGGTCTGTGCCGCACATGGCGCACACGACCGCGTACATCCGACCCACTCCGTCCAAACCACGAAGCGCGGTCATGGGATCGCTTCGTCCAGCTCGAACAGTGGTACTTCCCCAGCGGCGAGCCGCGCCGCTTCGCGAGTGGCCCGCGCGGTCTGTGCGTGGTGGTCCTTGTCGTAGTGCAGGTGGCAGCCCTGGCAGCCCGCGAGGAGATTGCTGTCGTCGCAGTTCTCCGGGGTGTGGTCCAGGTGCATCGTGGTGAGCACGACCTTGGAGCCGGTGCCATAAGCGTCGCCCCCGTGTCGGTTGGGGCAGCGCCCCTCGTGGGTGCCGCGCCCGCACTGGCCGGTGCACTCGCAGCGGCCCTGTGCGCGGTCGAAGCGGATTCGGTGGGAGATGTCCGGCCAGTTCTTGGGGTACCTGTGCTTGTTCTCGGGGCGGATGGGCATGATGACCTCCTAGAACGGCGGCTGGTCTTCGTTGAACCCGGACTGTCCGCTCTGCCCCCACGGGTCGCCCTGCTGCTGCCCGCCGGAGAACCCGCCGCCCTGCTGGCCGTAGGACCGCTGCGACTGACCGCCGCCGAAACCGCCGCCCACGCCGCCCTGCTGCTGGCGGGGAACGCTGATCTTCGGGCCGATCGCGTCCAACCGCATCTCGATCGCAGACCGCTTCTGCCCGTCCTGCTCCCACGACCGGGTACGCAGACGACCCGACACGATCACCTCCTGCCCCACCGACAGATTCGCGTCAGCGATGGCCTGAGCCTGGTCACCGAACGCAGTCGTGGTGATGAACAGCTCGTCGGTCTTCTCCCACTGGCCAGCGTCGTTCTTACGGTTCGCGTTCGCTGCCAGCCTCAGGCGAACCATGGGCTTGCCATCGTCGAGGAACTTGACCTCGGGGTCGGCGGCGAGACGGTAGGTGTGGGTCACGGTGGGCAGGGTCATGCTGACTTCCTCTTTTGATGGGCAAATCTGGATCGCTGACGCGCGCACTCCCGGCAGTACCGACCGCCCTTGGGCGCAATGTAGGTGTTCGCTGCGGAATATGGGTGCCTCTTAGGGCAGTGAGTCCTGAGCCGATTGATGGTGGCCTGGCTGAAACCCCGACGGATGTTCTCCAGTTGCGTAACGGCTTCCAGGTGACTCGGGTTGACGCACTTCCGGTTTCGGCACAGGTGATCGACCTGGAAGCCGTTAGGGATGGGGCCGACATGAAGCTCGTAGGAGTAGCGGTGCACTACAGAACAGACCTTGTAGTCGGGGTAATCCGGGCGAAACTGGCCGTACCCCCAAGAAGTGATCGCTCCGGTCCACTCCCAGCAGGCCCCTGGTGCGATGCCCTGAGCGGGCATGGCGCCGTTCTTGTTGACCTTGGCCCAAAAGCGTTCTTCGACTGGCTTGGGCTGGAAACTGCCGAGAGGGTCACCCCACCGTCGCCAGCGTTTGTAGTGCCTGTTGCACCAGCCACGCTTCTCGGGCGATCGTTCGCACCCCTCGACTAAGCACGGGTCCTCGTTTGCCATAGTTCGCCCCCCGAGTGGTGTCACGATGACACCACTATACCACCATGGGGGCGTTACCATGGTGGCATGGAATCCGCAACGCGAATCACTCTCCGCCTGCCCGAAGACCTCCACGACCGGCTCACCGACCGGGCCAAGGAGGACCGACGGTCGCTCAACTCCGAGATCGTCCACCTGCTCGAAACCGCCTTGGACTTGGAGATTCCTGGCCGCTCCTAGCTCCCGCCCCACTCGTTGGTCTGCTTGTTGAGGCGGCGCTCGTTCGACACGAGGCGCAACTTCGCCACGGCAGTCCCGGACTGGCTCCACTTGATCTCAGGGACGTCGACGAGACGCGCGGTCACGGTGATGCTGGGCAGGGCCATGTCAGTTCTCCTTGGTGTTCTGGTGCATGCGGTGGACGAAGATCAGGACGGACACGGGCCACAAGGCAGCGATGAGCTGCCACAGGAGCAGCGACCACGTCCCGCCGATGACCGAGTGGATCGCCCCGACGACGGCCAGGGCGATCCCGGCGAAAGCAAGAGCGGCTAGGACACGGACGGCAGCGGCCATCAGGACTCCTTGGTGATGGCGGTGTACAGGTCGCGGACCATGCGCGCGTCCCCGAGGGCGGTGTGCCGGTCGTAGCCGCCCGGGTCGATACCGAAAGCGCGGCAGACGTCGTGCGTGGCCGGAGGCATGTGCTCGGCGGGGCTGTACCCGGGCTCGCACCCCACCAGGTAGCCGTGCCCGAGCGTGACGATGTCGACGGTGCGGTAGTGCGCCGTCCAGCACTGGCCGTACTTGCGCAGCCACCGGGTGAGGAACGCCTGATCGAACGAGGGGTTGGAACCGACGACCGTCGCGCTGTCGAGGAGGCGGGCGAGCTGCCCAGCGACGTTCTCGGCATCAGGCCCGAGGGAGTTGAGTCGCGCCCGCTCGTAGTACCCGCCGATCTTCAGCGCGTTCGGGTCGGCGTGGGTGAGATCGGGGCGAACGGTCCAGCGGTGTTCCTCGCCGTCGTTGGTGATGACGGCGATCTCCCACACATCGTGGAGTTCGGGGTTGAGGCCGGTGGTTTCGGTGTCGAGGAACACGAGCTTGGCCATGTCAGTTCTCCTTCGAGTTGAGGTTGATCCAGGAGTCCATCCGGGCGGATCGCTCGCCTGGGGTTGGCGCTTGGTAGGCGTGGCCTGCTGAGGCGTGATGCCATGCGCTCACACCGCAGGCGATGCAGGCATTCGGGACGGGCGGCAGTGCCATGTCAGGACTCCTGGGTGGCGTTGAGCAGGATGCGTGCCCGCGCGTACTTGACTCGCAGCCGGTCCGCCTTCTCCATCGGGAGCAGAGCGAGTCGGCCCTCGTCGGAGTTGTGGGCGTTGTCGGCAAGCTTCACCAGCCGCCCCAGCGGGTCGGCCGCCGCTCGGTGCACGGCGTCCTCGTAGGTCTCCCCCGCCTGCTTGGTGACGGCTTCCACGGCGCGGATTACCTCTTCGGGGCATCCGTGGGCGCGCAGGTCGTCGGCGGTGAGGTCGGTGTCTTCGAGGGTGTCGTGCAGGACCCCGGCCATCTGGGCGTGCGGACCGTGGGGTGCGAGCAGGTCGCGAACCGCGAACACGTGCTCGCTGTAGGGGCGTCCGGCTTTGTCAACCTGTCCGGCGTGGGCTTGGGCGGCGAGCTGGGTCGCCTCTTGCAGGTCCATCAGTTCTCCTTCGGGCTGAGCCGCTTGCATCGCGGGCAGGTCACGGCTGTGCCTGCGGGCGACGGCGGCATGGTGTCGTCGAGCGGGATACGGCAGAGGGTGCGGGTGCGCCGGGTCGCGTATCCGCGGTCGGGGTCTTCTTTGGCGGGGGCGAGCCGGTGGGTGTGGCCGCCGTGGCGGATGACGGAGGCCTTCACTCCCCCTCCCCGACCAGGGCGCGGGCGATCCGGACCGCGTGCGGCCACGTGTCGCACAGCGGGTCGGTGTCGCGCTCGAACGAGGGGTCGTCGACGTGGTGGGTGGCTTCGCTGTCGAGCAGGTCGGCGACGGCGAGCGCAACCCCGGGGTGCCACAGGGCGATGTGGTCGAGGTCGTCGTCTCGCTCGTCGTTCGTCCACGGCGACGTGACGTAGGCGCCATCCTCGGCATAGATGCGCTGGCCCTCGTCCATGTGCCACGGGCCGGGAGCGGCAGCGGTGGCGGTCTCGCGCACTCTCGCGGCGGCTTCTCGTAGGAGGTCGGTGTCGGACATGTCCCCTCCCGGGGCTGTAGTGAGCGTCAGGCGCTCAGGAAACTTGAGTGTGACTCGGGGTGCTGACAGTCCTGTACGGGCGTCAGCGTGCGCTGTGCGGGCGCATGAGAGGATCGGGGGCGTGCCCCGCCAGATACCAGCTGGCGGGGCGCACCTATGCGGCCACGTCGGCGGTCACGCGCTCCAGGAGGAGACGGAGAGCGTGAGACCCCTGCTGCGGGACCACGCCGTTGCCCAAGGCGTGAAGCTGCCGGGTTCGGGTGAGCCCGATCTCCGGCGCCGTCACCCATCCCAAGGGCAGACCCATCAACCACTCGACGAAGACGGGGCTCAGGCGGGGCTGTCCGTTTCGTCCGGGCTCAGTGGGAACAGGGGCAGGACGTCCGGTGACGTGCTCCCAGCGGCGGATCGCCCCTGAGTACGCGCCCCACGCAAGATCACTTCCGACAGTGGCGGCCGGAACCCCTCCGAGGCCCGGCGGCCGGGGGTGCCCGTGTCCGACGCCCGTGGGGTCGGCAAGAGTGCCCCATCCGCTGCCAGGGAGTTCAGTGACGGACGCACCGCCGCGCCCGCCGACGGCGACTGGTTGTTGCCGTAGGGCGTCGCCGTCGGCGTGGGCAAGAGCCGCACCCGCGCCCGCAGCGTGTCGTTGCGGTTCCCATCCGGCGCCCCCGCCCCAGTGGCCTCCGAGGTGGTCGGCGTCGGCAGCAAGTCCTCCACGACGTTCGGCAACCCGTCCGAGAACCCCCGCCCCTTCGAGTCGCGGGCCCGCGGCGTCGGCAGGCCAGGCGACGCAGAACCAGCGCTCTCGACGGTGCGGAGCGCCGACGTCGGAAGCTCGTAGGCACATCCAGCTCGCGTCATACCCGACCGCGGCCAGGTCGGAGACAACTCGGTCGAGCCCCCGAACAACGACGGCTGAGACGTTCTCCAGGAAGACGACTCGGGGTCGTAGTACGCGAATGGCGTCGGCGACGTTCGACCAGATCCCACTTCGTTCTCCTTCGATCCCGGCGCGCTTGCCGGCGTTGCTGATGTCCTGGCACGGGAACCCGGCGGTCAAGATGTCGACGGGGGGCACGGTCGACCAGTCGGTCTGAGTGATGTCGCCGAGGTTGGGCACGTCGGGGTGGTGGTGGGCGAGGATCTTCGCCGCGCCCGGATCGGGGTCCGCGACCCACGCGAGTTCGGCGTCGAGGACGGACTGGACAGACATGCCCAGGCCCTCATAGCCAGAGCAGAGGGAGCCGATCGTCAGGGGCATCCCCATCACCCCTGCGCCATGTCGGCGAAGCGCGAGTAGTGCAACTGAGCCGACAGCGTCACGACAGCGGTCGGACCACTGCGGTTCTTCGCGAGGTACAGGTCGACCTCGCCGGCGCGTTCGTGCCCCTCGGCCTTGTCCTTCACGTCGTAGTCCGGCAGGTGCACCATCGCCACCAGGTCGGAGGACTGCTCCAGCTCGCCGGAGTCGCGCAGGTCCGACACCCGCGGGATCGCGTCCGGGCGCTGGCCCACCGACCTGTTCACCTGGCAGAGCATGACCACGGGGATCTTGAACTCCATCGCGATCAGCTTCAACCCGCGGGCGTAGGCACTGACCTCGGTGTAGCGGGACTCGTTCTTCCCGGTCGAGGACATCAGGCCCACGTGGTCGACCACCAGGAGCCGCGGCTTGTGGCCCTTGCGCTCCATCGCCTGAAGGCGCTGCCTGACCATGTTGAGCGTGCACTGCGCCGGCGCAGCCACCCAGATCGGCGCGGCGTTGATCGCGGGCCGCACCTTTGCGATCTTCGACCAGTCCTCGTCCGTGAGCTCGTGGTCGGTGATGCGCTTCCCCGGGACCTTCGCCTCGGCGGCGTAGATGCGCTCCCGGATCTGGTCAGCGGGCATCTCCAGGCTGATGTACAGGGTTGGCATCCGATGGCGGATCCCCGCGTGTCGGGCGATGTCCAGACCCACCACGGACTTGCCGCCACCGGTCCGACCGGCGATGCAGATCAGCTGCCCCGGCTTGAACCCTCCGCCGATCCGCTCGCCAAGGTCGACATAGGGAGCGGGCACCATGTTCTCCGTCGACAGCGGCTTCTCCAGCGCGTCGATGAACTCCGCGTCGTCTCCGAGGAGCTGTGTGTCCGGCTCCCCCGTCGCGCCGGCGGCAACCGCAGACCGCAGAGCCTCGTCGGCGACCTCTGCAAGGACGGTCGGCTCGCCCTCGCCCTCCCAGCCGATCTGAGCGATCCGCGTGCCCGCCTCGATCAGGCGCCTCTGGAACGACAGGTCCGCGACGACCTTCGCGTACCAGGTCGCGTTCTGTACCGTCGGGACCTTGTCCACAAGCTCGTACAGGTACGGTGCGCCGCCGACCGCGGTGGCCTGCTTGCGCTTCACCAGCTCCCGGTGCACCGCCACCGGCTCGATCGGCAAACCCAGGTCCGCCATGCCCATGACGGTCTCCAAGATGACCTGGTGCGCGGGTCGGTACAGGTCCATCGGGGTGATCAGGTCGCCCAGGTCCCGCAGGACCCGGGAGTCGAGGATGGCCGCGCCGAGGACGATCTGCTCGGCACCGACGTCGTGCGGCGGAGTCGAGTCGTCCTGCGGAATGCGGGGGGTGATGTCGTGAACCGTCATCAGGCGGCTTCTCCCTTGTTGAGTCGTTCGGCGAGGTCCCAGCGGACCTCGGAGCCATAGGTGGAAAGGAGGCGGCGGGGCACCTCGTCGTCGCCGGCGCGGATGTCGCCCAGGCACGCGGAGCACGCCAGTGGCATGGAGTGCTCCGAGCACTCAGCGGCGGTCCGGCGGGACGCCATGGAGCCGGGGGTGTCACCGCGGCGGGCGCGGACGTCGGCGATGGTGTCGGTGAGTCGCCAGGAGGTGATGGACTTTCCGGTGCGCCCAATGGCGTCCACGGACCAGGCGACGGTGTCGCGGTCGGTTCCGTTGTTGATGGTTGTCTCGACGATCTTGCGGACGGCCGTCTCGGTCTGGCTGGAGCCGTTGCCGTACTTCTTCATGTAGCCGCTGGCGATCTTGCGGGCTTCGATCTGAGCGGACGTCGGGGGCTTGGGCGCCTTCTTCGGTTTCGGCTTGGGCTTGTCGACGTCGAAGAGAGTCCCGGCGTCCCCTGCTTCCGCTTCGGCGGAAGTAGTAAGAGGGGTAGGAGGGGTAGGGGTCACCTGAGAGGTGACCCATTCCGCATCTGTCAGGTGACCCATTCCGTCGGATGGGTCATCTGGGAAGTGACCCATTCCGTCGGTCCGATCACTACCTAGGTCCGAATGGGTCACCTGAGGGGTGACCCATTCTTCGGTCCGCTTGCACTGACCCCACAAGCCGTCGTGATCACGCAGCGGGCACAGGTGCGGGATCCGGTAGCGGGCTGTCTGGCCGGGGTGACCGCGAACCTCCCTGCCACCCTCGACCGCGTACTCCAGTGCCGCCTTCTTCATGAGCTTGCCGATGGTGTTCTTCCACGCGGCCGGAGACTTGTCGCCGGCGCGGTGGAGGATGTACGGCGCGTGGATGCTGCCGAACGTCTCTCGGGTCTTGTCGTTGGCGTTCTCGGCGATGACGAGCAGGTCGCTGCGTTCGCCGGACGTCAGCCCGAAGTCGCTCCAGTGGTCGTAGATCTCGACCATCAGGCGCACCCCCATGGCTCCCCCGGTTGGTAGTGGTCGTTGGTGGGTCAAGCGGTGGCGGGCGCCGGAGCAGGAACGGACGCCTCTGGTCGCGGAAGTCCGTCGGAGTTCACGAAGAACAGCTCCTTCGCTCCGGACCGGTACACGGGGGTGTTGTCGAAGCGCTTACGGCAGGCCCTACAGCCCGGATAGCGCAACGGCGCCCACCCGGTGACTCCGCATCGCTGGCAGGTAGCCATGTACGCCTCGGGTCCGTGGGCGACTGTCCATGCCAGGTGGCCGGGGGTGCGCTTGCGCTCGTTGTCGTGACGGCGGCGCTCCCAGTAGTCCGACCAGTAGCGGTCGTCGTCGCGGTGCTGGAGCGGGGTCGGGATGTGTCCGATCAGGACGAGTTCGCCGCCGTGATGGGTGCAGGAGCACCGCCCCTGGCAGTAGCAGGCCCGGGCCGCGGCGAGTTCGTGGGCCTTCTCGATTCGGGGAACGCCGGGGCCCTTGACTTCCAGCCATGTGCCGATCTGGGGCAGCCAGAAGTCGGGGATGTACACGGTGCCAGAGGGGAGGGTGATGGTCTCGGGCTCGTACTCCCAGGCGATGCCGAACGTGTCGAGGGTGGCGGCCCAGTCAGCTTCGAGCTTGGAGCGGAAGGTGGTGTCGCCGTACCAGCTGGGAAGGGCTTCGATGGTCATGTCGCCGTCGAGTTCGCCGGTGGGCGTGTGGTTCTGGCGGGCGCGAATCTGGTTGATGACGGCGTCCATGATGTCGCTGATCTGGTGCATGGTTTCGATTTGCTGTCTGGTCATTTCGGGTCCTTCAGTTCGGCAGGAAGTGGGCGATGTCGGATCGGAGGGCTTCGCCGGCGTCGCGTGCGGCTTGGAGGATGTGCTCCTGCTCGATGCCGACGCGGATGGAAGTGCGGATGACCTCTGAGGCTGTGGTGACATCGTCCTCGGAGGGGGCGCTGGAGCAGCCGGTGGTGGTGAAGTCCCACGTCACGCGCCAGAGGTTGAGCGCTTCCTTGAAGCGCCCGTCGGGGCCGTGGGGGTAGGCGGTCAGCGCGGCCAGCTGTTCGTCGGTGGCTTCGGTGGGTTCGCGGACGTTTCCGTTGTCGAGGACGTACTGGGCGATAATCGCGACCGCGGCGTCAGGGCCCGAGCTGGCGGCGGCTTCGGCGGCAGCGATGATCGTGTTGGTGGTCTCGGTGGCTTCGTCCTTAGCCAGTCCGAGGAGGTAGATGAGGTCGTTCCGGCTGCATCCGGCGTAGGGCTGCCCAAGCTCCCACTCCGGCGCGGGGGCACCGAAGGACTCGAAGATGGGCTCGGCGACGGGTTCGGCCTCCTGCTGGTAGCAGTAGTCGCAGTCGCAGGTGTGCGCCCGGTAGGCGTCGACCTGGTTGTCGAAGTCCTTCTCGGGCTCCCCGCTGGCGACGTTGCCGCAGTCGGGACGCTCCTTCTTGACGGCGGCGCGCACGGTGCGGGCCGTGTCCTCGATGAGCGTGAGGCTGTGCTCGACGAAGTCGGGGTGCTCCTTGAGGTGGCCGCGCACCTGGGTGTCGGACCAGTGGGTGATCACGTTCTGTGCGGCGACGGTGAGGCGTTCCATCTGCTGGCTGACCTGGTCTTCGTTGTCCATGTGCCCTCCTGGGGGGTCTCGTCCTGGTCTGTTCTGGCGCCCGTCCGCGGCCTGCTCGCGGTCCCCGGCTGCCCTGTGGGTCCGGTCGGGCTGGGGGTCAGGGGGTGGGTGCCAGCTCGAAGATGCGGATGTTCTGACCTTCGGGGGTGGTGACGACGGTGGTTCCGGCGTCGCAGGCAGCCGCGAAGCAGTTGATGCAGTGCTGGGCCAGGGCCTGACCGGCGTCGATGGGGGTGCCGTGGACCCCGAGCAGTGCCGCCGGGTTCTTCGCGATGAACTCGACGATGTCGGGGCCGGTCGCGACGTGGCCGCAGGCGGGGCACTGGTAGGCCCAGGTGCGGATGTCGGGGCCGTACCGGGCGCGGGCTTCGGCGCGCATCTGCGCGACGGTGAGGGTGCGGGTGGCGGCGGTCTTGGTGCTCACGTTCTCTCCTAGGCGTCGGTGTCGGCGGTGAGGGGCGTGCGGGCAGCGGCGCGGGCCTCGTCGTCCTGGCGGTGCCTCTCCTTGGCGGCCTGGACGCCAGAGCTGACCACCTCGTCCGGGGCGACGCCGTACTCGGTCAGCCACTCCTGGAGGTCGTGCAGGGGCGCCGGCATCAGCTCGTAGGCCTCCAGGAGCTCGCGGGTGGCCTTGTTGGCGCGCTCGGGGTCGGTCTTGGCCCATTCCCGCAGCAGGTGCGCGATGGTGTGTCCGTCGACGAACGCGCCGGTTGCGGCCTTGAGCTCCTGGACGGGCCGGTCGTGGCTGGATTCGGCGGCGCCGTAGTGCCACATCGCTCGGGTGGTGTAGAACCGGGCGAGCTGGTCGGCGGTGCCGGCCTCGGTGGTGGGCCAGGTGGCAAACGGGTCGGTGCTCACGGGTGTCTCCTAGGCGTTGGTGGTGGTCAGCGGCAGGTTGCGGACGCGGTGGGCGATCGCTTCGAGGCCGGTTGCGTCACCGGAGGTCTCGACCAGGTCGGCGGCCCGCTCGCGGAGGTCGTGGACCGCACCCTCCAACTCCCGCACCTTGTCGCGGAGGTCGGTGACCTGCTGGCGGGCGATGCGGAGCTCGCGGTCGGTGTCGGCCAGTTCGGCGCTGTCAACGACCTCGTGCCCGGTGTTTCCGGCGGCGTCGAGGACCGCGCGGGCCAGGTCGACCGCGTCAGGGCCGGTGGGGGCGTTGATCCGTGATGCGCGCGGTTCCGACTCTTCGTAGAGGGAGATCTCCGTCGCGGAGACTTCAAGCTCGGCGTCCTCGTCGGTGTAGCGGTACGGGAGTTCCACGGGTGTCTCCATTCGGTACGGTGGGTGCGGGACCGGGGCGGCGTATACGCCCCGGTCCTCTGCTGTGTCACGGGGTAGGGCGGGCGTCTTCGACGCATCCGGAACAGATCGGGCCGTTCGGGCTGGCGCCCCAGCCAGTGGCCAGCGCCCACCTCACGCCTTCCTCCCGGCTGGGGAAGTGGGTGACGGTGGCGTCGTCGGAGTCCTGCTCGTGCCGGTAGCCGCACCCGGGGGTGGCGCAGGTGATGGCGTGGCAGATGAACGGGAACCGGGCGGGTTCGGTGTCGCCGTCGCCCTGGTCGTTGCGCCATGCGATGGCGGCCTCGGGGGTGGGGAAGTGGAGGGCACCCTCGCCGTCGTCGTAGTAGTCGCCGATGTCGGGGCCGCTGGCGTGCTTGAGGGTCCAACAGCGGGTGTCGGTGGTCGTGGTGCTCATGTGCGCCTCCTAGGCGTCTTCGTGGTCGGGCTGGATCTCGTAGGGGTTCATTGGGTCTCCACGTCGTGCTTCGGGCTGAGGACGTAGGTGCCGGGCGCTCCGGAGGGGACGTAGAACCCCCGAGCGGCCACGGTGCGACGCCAGAAGCTCCGACGGATTGCGGTGATGCGGAACTGGTGGCCGTGGTCGAGGAGGGTCATCCGTCGGCGGAGGCGACGGGCCTTCACTTCGCGGCCTCGACGTCGTTAGCCGGAGTGGCCTTGGCTCGCAGGGCGGCGCGCATTCCGTCGGCGAGGTCCGCCTTGGCGATGACGACGTGGTCCGGAGCCCCGGAGGCGAGGATGGCCTCGGCGAGATCGACAGCGTCCTCGCCCTTGGGGGAGGTCATCTCGTCGCTCATGCGGTAGGCGTCGATGAGGGTGATGCGTTCGGCGTCGACGCTGAGGGTGTTGCCGTCGGCGTCGTTGTAGGTGTGCGGGAGGTCCATGCGCGTCTCCTTCGGTCGGTGGTTCTGCGTGCCCGCGTCCGGTCGTGATCCGGTGCGCCCCCGTAGGGCGGCGTGGGCTGTGGGGTCAGGCGGCGCGGACGAAACCCATCCGCTCCAGGTCGCTGATGTGCGCGGCGTCCTCGGGCTGGGGGTCGTCGACGGGCTCGTCGCCCGCGAGGACGCAGTACGCGTGACCGGGCCGGTCGGGGATCTCCTCGTAGACGGTGGTGCCCCAGCGGGTGTCGTGGGCGGTCCAGCGGGCGGTGGTGGTGGGCGGGGTGATCTGGTGGTCGGTGAGCCCGGCGGCGTCGAGGCGGAGGCGGACGTCGGCGAGGACGGCGGTCTGCGCGGCGGTGAGGGTGGCCATGCGAACTCCTTCGTTCGGTTGGGCTGTCTTGCTTGGGTGGTCAGGTGTCGATGTCGATGCCGTCGAGGACCTGGAAGCCGCTGCTGCACACGTTGGCGCGCAGCTCCTCGGCTTCCTGGGTGCACCACTTCTCGCGCTCGGTGGGGGTCATCTCGTCCCACTCGGCGCGGTCGATCTCGACGATGTCGGTGATGGTGTCGGCGGTGTCGTGTTCGACGATCAGCTCGACGCGGACGGGCTTGCTCATGCGGATCTCCTTCGTTCGGCTGGGCTGCTGCCCTGCGGGGGTGGTCAGCGGACGCCGTCGCGGCGCCACTGGGCGATCTGCTCACTGGTCGGCTCGACCCAGTAGGTGGTGCCGTGCGGGCAGATGTGGCCGTGGGCGGGGTAGCGGCCGACGATGATCGGCTCAGCGGTGCTGACGGTCGCCTCGATCCCCAGTGCAGCCATCCCGGATCGGACTTCCTCGCGGCATCCTTCGTGGTCGGTCATGTGGCTCCTCAGAACGATCTCTAGTTGCGCTTCTGTGTTGCGCTTCTCCGTTACGCATCACAGTAGCGATCGCCATGGACTAGCGCAAGCCCGTTGCGCTACTCTGTTGCGCATGGACAAGGACGAAGCTCTCCAAGCCCTTGAGGGCAGCACCCGCAAGTACCGCCGCACCGAGAAGGCCCACAAGGAAGCACGCGACGAAACCATCGGGATCGTGCTGACCGCCCTGCGCGCCGGCGTGAAGCCCACAGAGGTCGTGAACGCGAGCCCGTTCACTGCGGCCTACGTGCGCAAGGTGGCGCGTGACAACGGGATCGAACCCGCGAGGAAGTAGCTGGCCGCTCGCATCAGCCCGCCGCTGTGCGGGCTTTTCGGCGTGCCTCATGGCCACTGCCCGTCGGTGGGGTTTCCTCGGACCAACGTCGCCGCGTAGTCCTGGCCGTGCTCGTCCAACATGACCGCGAGTTCGGCGGCGAACTTCTCCCGAACCGCCTGGTCGTGTTCGGCGTCGGGGTCGTACTGGCTGGTGGTCGCGGGGGCGCGGAACGGGTCGTAGTCGTGAGTCATGCCGCCACCTGCCCTTCCATGAGCGCCTTCGCCGCATCCCACCCAGCGGGCGTCAGCTCCCACACCTGGAGGGGCTTGCCGTGCGTGGACTCGGCAGTTGAGGGGACGGTGATCGGGTGGCCCTGGACGGTGGCCTTGCGGACGAGCGCGCCGTGCTTGGGCGTGGGGAGCTGCCGGATGATCAACCCGACCGAGCCCTGGGCGACCTCGGGGAGGTAGTCGCGGAAGTCGTTCGCAGACACCCGACCACCGTTCAGGTGCGCGGTGACGAGCACGGCCTGGCGAATGAGAGCGGCGTCCCAGTCGGTGATGGCGTTGGCGAGCTGGGCGAGGTAGCGATGGGCGTGGTTCATTCCGCACTCACCCCGCTGCTCGACTCGAAGGCGACCACCAGGTCGTCGCCTTCCATGCGGGCGGTGATGGCGTCTTCGGCGGTCGGCCCACCCGTCTGCTCCGAGGATCTGTGGTAGGCGGCTTTGGCTTCGGTGATCGCCTGCTGGAGCGTCCACAAAGTGGTGCCCCGGGTCGCGAACTGGGGGATGACCCAGCGCTGCTGCCGACGAACGGTAAAAGAGGGCGGCGTTGGCGCCGGGTAGAGCATCTGGCTGTAGTCGTTGAAGTCCATGTCCCCTCCTTGGGGGGTGGGCCCGCCGTGTCTTCGGATCGCCATAGGCACGGCGGGCGGAACGGGGTCAGCCCACGAGGGGCGTGGCGCCGCGCGTGATGCGCGCCTCGAACAGGTCGCGGAACCGGGCGTCGGCGTAGACCTTGACCTCTTCGCCGGCCTCTTCCTCGTCGACCACCACCCAGCACGTGGGGGCCATGGGGAAGCGGGTGTTGTCCATGCACACGACGGTCAGGTTGTCGCCGTCTCGCTCCCAGTCCAGGCCGCAGTTCGCGAGCATTCCGATGACGTCACCAGGACGGTCGATGGACCACTGGGCGGCTTCGACGTCGCGGGGCTTGAGGCGGTACTTCATGGGGTCTCCTTCGGCTTGGGGCCCGCCGTGACCGGAGCAGGTCAGCAGCCACGGCGGGCGGTACAGGGTCAGGCGGCGGCGCGGTCGGATTCGAGACGTCGGCGCCACTCACGGGCACCAGCGGAGATCAGCGGAGTCCTGTCCCCGTCGGACTTGTACGCGCTGGAGCAGCGACGCAACTCGGCGTCGTCCATCGCATCCACACGGCGGGACAGCTCGGCTTGAAGGTCGGCTTCCGGGAGATCGATCAAGTCGTCGTCCCAGGCCGCTGGCGGCAGCGCACCCGAGCGCTCAGCCCACTGACGCACCCACACCGCTCGCGGCGACTCCGACGGGCGGTCCCACCAGGCGTCATAGAGACCACGGACCTTGCAAGCGAACGCAGCCGTCACCGTGGGGCCAGCAACAACAGCTCGCAGGTAGTGCTCCTTGCGGTAACCAACTTGAGCCCCCTGCCAGCTCAGCGAATGCCCGAGCAGCGCAAGGGACATGGCCCGCCGACGGGTGCCAGCAGAGTCGATCAGAGCGAATCCGGGCAAGCTGTCCATGTCTGCGCGAGCGGCCAGCAGAGCGGCTGCGGTCTCAGGGCGAATTCGCTTGGCGGGCTTTCGGTTGGCCGAGGGGTACCCGTACACCAAGCGCTGGATGTTGGCCTGTCCGACTCCGGTGTGCTCGGCGAGCGCTTTGACGGAGAACCCAGCGGCTTTGAGCCGTAGGACGTGCTGTCGGACGGGCTCAGCGTCGACGAGGTTGGTGGTGGGGCGGCCGTAGGCAGCGAGGCGTGATCGTCGGTTCTCGTCAGCGGTGGCCGCTGCCCGACAGCACGACTGCCGACATCCGTAGGTGTATCCGGCGCGGGTCCCGTGGGGGAACATCACGCGACCTCCTTGACGCGCCGCTGGCGGTTGCGTCGCTCGGCGATGCGCTCGTCGGCGGTCATGCCGCCCCACACGCCGTGCTGGCCGACGGGTTCGAGTGCGTAGTCCAGGCAGGTGGTGCGCACGGTGCAGGATCCACAGATGGCCTTGGCTTCTTCTTCGCGGATCTCCCGGTCGGCCTTGCGTTCCCCGGGCTTCCCGAAGAACAGCTCCAGGGGCTCGTCGGCGCATCGGCCGAACGTCTGCCAGTGCAGGTGGGAGGCGTCCGCAACGAGAGGTGCACCCTTGGGTTCGGTGCGGATGCGCTTCACCGGGCCACCTCCATCTCCGGCCACTTGGCCTTGTCGAGGCGGGCGACCTGAGCGGCAGGCAGCTCGAACTCGGGGCTGCCGAGCCACTGGAGTCCGGCGATGCGCAGCCACCAGGCGTCGCGCTGGTCGCCGCCCTTGTCGTCGGCGAACTCGGCCGACCCCCACCTGTACGCGGCCCACAGCATCCCGGCCTTGTCTGCGTTGCCCTTGCCGGTGGCGTAGGCCTTGAGGGTGGCGGGCGAGATCAGGGCGTAGGGAACTTCGCGGGCGACGAGCAGGGACCGGACGGCCCCGTGGACCATTCCGGTGAGCCCGGCGCTCTTCGCGTGGGTGGGCAGGTCCTCGATGACGACGAGGTCGGGGCGCTCGGTTTCGATGGCGTATGCCACGGCATCGCGGATCCGGCAGAGCCGCCAGTCGCCGTGGTGGGCGGCGCCCTTGATGACGGTGGTGGATCCGTTGGCGAAAGCGATGCCGGTTGAGGTGAGTGAGAGGTCCAATCCGATGACCTTGGGCTTGTCCATGCTGTGCTCCTGCGTGTGGGGTGGGCCCGCCTCGCCCCCGCAAGGCGGGCCCAGGGGGGTGGTCTACGGGGTGTCGGTCAGCGCGGCGGTCAGCTCCGCGGGTTCCCCGCCTGTGAGGCGGAGCGCGATGTCGCGCCCGTCGGTGGTGGTGCACAGCACCCACGCGCCCGTCTCGTCGACCACGACGGTCTTCGTCCAGCGGGCGGACACGGCGGGGGCCCCGTCGAGCGCGGCTTCGGCGGCAGCGATCGACCCGGGGAACGCCTCCTCGCCGCCGTGGGGGTCGGACAGCGGCACGTCGCGGATCTCAGCCGCAAGCAGTACCGTCTCCGGCGACTCGCGGTGTCGGGTCACGACCCGAGCGGCCTTCTCCCGCATGTCCTCGACGCCCTGGGAGTACGACCGGGCGGACTCGGCGACCAGCTCCTTGACGCGTGCCTTCACCTGGTGGTCGCCAGCGATCGACGGCGAGTCCATGCCCATCTCGTATGCGAGATCGGAGCACAGCGTGTCGTAGGCCAGGTGCCAGGCATCGGCATCCTTGTTGGCCTGATCCTTCGCCTGATCGGCGTCGTACACCCGTGCCTTGAGGGCTTCGGCCTGGCCGCGCAGCCGCTCGATCTCCTCGACCAGTTCCTCAGGGGTTTCGTACACGGCGGTCTCGGGGGTCGTGGTCATCGCTTGCTCCTTCGGGGGCGCTTGATGCGGACGGTGCGGCTGCCGATGCGGTACGTGGGCCACTGGAGGGTGTACAGCTCCGAGCCTTTGCACTGGGGTTCGCCGGTCAGGCGGGCCCGGGTGTCGCGCTCCGACTTCCAGTGGCGGGGCAGCCTTTCGTCGGTGCGGACAGGGAGTGTGCGAGCGCAGAGGGGACACAGCGCATGAGCGGTCACCGGTCGCCCCCCATCGGGTGCAGCGGGGTGTCGTGCGATCGGGGGTGGCGGCGCACCCACTCGTGGGAGCCACCGAACGTCGAGTACCGGGTGCCGTGGCCGTCGTAGTCATGGCCGCAGAACCCGCATGGGCTGTCCGTGCGCACCTGCGGCGCGGGCATCGGAGGGTCCGCGGGCACCAGTTGGATCGGGCGTCGGCGGAGCAAACGCACCATGTCCTGCGGGGACGGCCTCATCACGCACCGCCCGTCGAGGACACGAACGCCATCTCCGCGCGCTGAGCGGAGAAGATCGACCGACCCACGTCCACGCGGGTGTGCAGGGCCTTGATGTGCGCCTGCTGCATCTTCACCGCCGACTCAGCCAGCGACCACGTCCGCCACAGGCCGTCAGCTTCCAGCCACGCCTGCTGCTTGCGGTCCTCCACCGACCCGGATGCCTCACGGAACGCCCGCGCGAACTTCGACTTGAAGTCCGCTTCGGAGTGCACCCGCATCTCGTCCAACTCACGGAGCTTGTTGACGGCCGGAGCCAGCTCGCGGGACAGGTCCGCGAGGGACACGAACGTCTGTGCCAGTTCACTCATCAGAACGGCCCTCCCTGGTGGGTGTCGGACAGCAGGTCACCGAACAGTCCGTCGGAGTAGCCAACGCCGAACGGTCCCTCGACGGTGGGGGTGAACGTCGGCAGATCCTCAGGGGTGGGCTTGGCCTCGGGGGCCTTAGGCTCCGGCCACTCCTGCGCCGAGGCCGGGGCGACCGCGTGCGCGAGCGGACCGCCGATCTCCCCCAGCTCCCCCGCCTGCCACGCCGCGACCACACGGGCGGCGGCGTCCTTGGTGGGGGTGTACGCGAACTTCCCGGTCGGCTTGCCCGTGGTCACCTCAGCGACCTTGACCAGCTCCCCCGAGGCCGGGTTGACCACGCACCCGTCGTCGTCGGGCTTGAGGGACTTGAGGAACGCGGGGCGCACCGACGTGGTGAACGCGTCGGGCTTGTGCTCCCGCAGGAACTGGCGAACGGTGGGGTCCTCCAGCACGGCAGGGTCCACGGTTTCGGTGACCTCGGTGGGGGCGACCTCAGCGGCGAACGCGCGCACCGCCTCGTCGTCCCACGAGACCTCGCGGGCCCCGGTCTTGATCGCGACCGTGCCGACCTCGGTCCCGTCGGGCAGGGTCACCGTCAGCGACTTGACCCCGTTGTCGGTGCGCAGGCGTGCGAACTCGGTTTCGGCTTCGGCGCGGACGTTGCGCGCCTCGGTGGTGATGGCGTCGGACAGCACCCGCAGGGCTGCCACACGCAAGGCATGGTTCGTCATGGCGTCCTCCTAGGCGGCGCTGTTGGCGGGGGCGGCGATCTGGCGGGCGCGCTGCTTCATGTGCTCTGACAGCTCCTCGGCGGACCCGGTGGTAAGCCCGTCCTCGGTCGCGGCTTTCATCTGTGCCCACAGCTGGTTGAGTTCGTCCGTGGTTGCGGCCTGGTCGATGCGGCCGTTCATCTGCGACACGAACTCGCGTTCCTGCGGGGTCACGACCGGAGTGCGCGACGGCGCGGACTGGGAGCGGTCTACGACCGGAGAGTCCGTGTCGCCGTCCGCGATGTCCTCGGTGGGGATCATCAGCGCCTGGATCAGCCCGTACTTCAGGGCCATGGACATGGCCTTGGAGGTGGACTTGTCCTGGGTGTCAGCGGCTTCGCCCCACACGACGATGTCGACGTGGGAGCCGTCCTCGATCGCAGTGAACCGGTACTGGACTTCGAGGGAGGTGACGGTCATCTTCCCGGCGGCGGTCACCTCGCGGGACAGGACGGTCGGAAGGATGGTCACGCCCACTTTGAGCTGTGCGGCGTGGACCTCCTTCATGACGTCGTCGATGCCCCGGAACTTGAACTTGTGGTGCTGGTTGAAGCCGTTCTTGCCGATGGACCCGATGGTGGTCATGAGGTCGATGAGCTTGGCGTGGATGACGCCGGGGGTGGTGGTCTCGGTCATCAGAAGGTTTCCTCGCCAGGCTTGAAGTCGATCGGGAACGGGTGGTCGGCGCGGATCGCGTCGCGGTCGGGTAGGGCAGCGGGCGCGGATTCCCACCACACGCCCTGCCGGTCTTCTGCGTCAGCCGTGGCCTCACCGAACGGGGGATCAGCCAGCAGGTCGCCCATGGACCGCTCACAGCGGGCTTCCATGCGCGGGTCCGGGTCGGAGAACACCGGGTCGTTGTCCGCCATCGCGATCTCCCACAGGTCCGCGTTCGGGTCACCACCGCCCCACAGGTCGGTCATGAACTTGGTGAACGTGTCGTCATTCATCGGAGGCACCTCCACGGAGGTCGCGCTCGATCGCGGGCAGAACAGTCGTCTGGAACCACGCCGTGGCCTCGAACCCGCCAGACGCCAGCCCGACCAGCTCCCGGTAGCGGGACCCGCCGCCGTGGACCTCACCCGTGAACTCGTTCATCCACGACCAGCCGATGCCCTGTCCGTCCAGCCACAGGCCCAGCTCCCCGACGAGGCGGGCGTGCAGGTCGCCGCAGCCTTCGCCGTTGTCGCCCCGGTAGCCGTAGGCGGTGTCCAGGGAGACCTCGATCCAGCAGGCGGGCGGGTGCCAGTCGCCGCCGCAGTCCTCATCGCAGATCTCGTCGTCGTGCTCAGCGGCCTGCTCGTCGGTGCGAAGCGGCGCGTTGGGGCGGTAGCTGATGTCCAGCAGGGCGCAGAACCCCTGCCCGAGGCGGTTGCGGATCGACCACGGGTTGCCGGGCTCCACGAAGCTCTCGCCCTTGCGCCACGTCTCGTCCTGGCTGTCGGTGGACACGGGGCTCACGGCGCCGATGAGGGTGTTGCAGTGGTCGAACAGCGCCTTGTGGTCGATGGGGTCGTGCACGTACATGCGGGTGTCGAGGGTCATCGGCCTGCCTCACAGTTCTTGTCGTGCGCGACCGCGCGCTCCGTGGTCTGCTGCGGGTCGATGTACGGGCCGAACCACAGGCCGCAACGGGTGTGCGTGAACCCCAACTGGTCGTCGTCCATCCGCCACACACGCGCGGACACGGACGCGGGGAGAGTCGAGTGGTAGCGGTACTCGCGGACCCGGCGGCGGGCCTCAGCGGCAGCGGCTTCGGCGGTCACGACGACACCTGCGTCCAGTCAACGCCGATGATGAACTCGACCTCGGAGGCCGGACGGGGCGCCGGAACGCCGTACTCGGCGTAGGCGGCCCGCTGCTCCAGACGGCGGCGGGCCTCAGCCAGGGCGACCTCGATCGTGTCGATGTCCTTGAGGAGATCAGCGGTGTCGCCGCTCATGTGCAGGGTCGTGATGTGCAGACCAGCCGCGAACTCGATGTGAACCCCGGTGTCGGTGACGCTGATGTCCGACGCGTACAGGTGGGGTGGGAGGTGGGTGTCCGTGCGGGTAATGTGTCCCATGGCACTTCTTCCTTTCAGTGGTGGTGCCGTCGCCCTCGCCGGGGTCAGCTCCTGGCGGGGGCATCTTGCGTCTCAGGGGGTTAGGCCGCGGGGGCTTGGCGGTCGTCGGCGTGGAACATCCGGCGCAACTCCCGCGCCACGTGATCGGGCATCGGCCCGGACCGCAGCGACTCCAGCCGAGCGAAGAGCGTGTCCTCGGGGGACCACCCCGGATTCGTGGGGGGCGACGTCAGCCACTCGGTGAGGTCCTTCTCAGAGACCCCTGTGGCAGCAGCGAGATCAGCGATGAGGCGGCGAGCTTCCCCCTGGGAGGTCATGCCGCCTCCTCGCCGTCGACGCAGGCCGGGCACAGGATCGGCCCGGCAGGGCTGCGGGAGATGGACTGAGCACGGACTCCCAGCGCGGTCGCGATGCGTTCGAGAACGACCTCGGAGCACCCCTTGGGGCGGTCCGGTCTGCTCGCGGAGTCGTAGAGCTCGATGTTGCGGAGGGTCTGCTCGTGGATGCCGACCTTGTCGGCCAGCTCTGCACAGCTCATCCCTCGGATGGTGCGGAAGTCCCTGATTGCGGATCCGTTGTGATCCACCGTCTGTGTGACTGGCATGTGAGACACACTAGGACTCAGAGTCCGAATGCGCAAGTGCACGTGCAGACTTGATAGGACTTTTTCGGACTTGCAGTCCGTGCAAAGCAAAGCTTCCTGGACTCAGATGCCCCTAGGGGTAGGGTTTCCTATCCCTTTGGGCACAGCGGTCCTAGACTCCTTGCGTGAGTCCTAGTGAGTCCGCATAATCAGCTAGGCCCCTACAGCGAGACGGAGTGATGACGTGACAGAGAGTGACGATACGAGGCGTGAGATAGGAGACGCCCTCACCGAGCGGCGCGTAGAGATCAGCCCCGAATACAAGAACCTGAGCGCGTTCTCACGCGCCACCGGGGTCAACTACAAGAACCTGCAACGCATCGAGAGCGGCGCTGATCATCGCTTCAGCACGGGCACCCTGCTTGAACTTGACCGCGCGTACCAGTACCCCGCTGGCACCATCCGATCCATGCTCGACGGCTCATCCCCGCCTACACCGCCCCTGGAGGGGCCGCTCCTCGTACCGCGCGGAACCCGGCCTGCCATAGAAGAAGCCGAGCCGACTCTCCGCCTACGAGGGGCGCCACCCCTACGCGCAGGCGAGACCCTGGAGGGATGGCCCCGCGACGACGGCCAGTGGCACTACCACTACGTCGAGGACGGTGAGGAGCTAGACATCCGGCTGCCCGCAGAAGCAGACACACCCCTGGAGGACGTGGTCCGGCGCCTACGCGCGATGGCAGCGATTGCGGCGATGTGAACCGAACCGATGCTCGGCGCGTCTCAACCAGCAGGACAACAGCGGTGTTTGATGCATCGCCGTCTCGGCATGCCGCCATGACGAAATCGTGCGCTCTAATCGCGTGACCAGGCAAAACTTTACCTTCGGTGCACGGTCAAAGACTTTACCTTTGTGCCGCACGTCACATATTGTCCAGTTTCAGCCACCCGGCTAACCCCGACCCCCTCCCCCGGGGCCCTCCTACCGCGCCAGGACGGTCTCCCATGCCCGATCAGCCGATGATCCGATTCTCCGTGGAGGTACTGGATCTCCTCGACTCCCCGACCTCGCTCTGCGAGACCACCACAGACCTCACCTGGTACCTCTGCACCGGCACCCCGACCTCACAAACCGCACAGCACGCAGCCCTCGAACTCAGCGACGAGGCGCTGGCCATGCTCATCATCGGGTTCGGCCTCGACTGCACCCTCGAACAGGCCCGACGCGACCCCGTCGGCGTACTCGGACCCCTCGCCTCCGCGCTCGCCCACCCGGGCATCATCCCGAAGTGCCTCGCCCGACGCAGGGCATGAGGACACAGAGACGCCCCAGCCGTCTGGCTGGGGCGTCTCTGTCCATTCACACCACCAGGCCCACAAAGTCGATCTCGATCGACTCCTCCACAGGCACCGGTCGGCGCCCCACACGCCCCACCGGGAGCACATCCAGACGCGCCACAGCCGACCTCCACGCCCTCCGCCGCTGCTCCACACTCCACCCCGACCACGCCGCCCGCGGATTCTGCGCCAGAGCGATCAGCATCGGGTCGATGGTCTGCGGACGCACTTGCCCCTCCAGGCGTCGCAGCTCCGCGCGGATGCCCTCTTCATCCGCCGCGGCGAGTTGGCGCGACACCCGGCGAGCCCGCACGTCCTCGTACAGGCCCTCCAGCTCCCGCTCCAGGCGCTTCACCTCCGAGCGGGCCCGTGCCGCATCTCCGCTCTCATCCGGGGGCGACAGAAGCGCGGCCTTGATATCTGGGCGGGAGAAGTGCTCCATGAGCAGGCCCGTCGCCTGCTCCTCGATGAGGTCCGCCTTGCGGGACACGTGCCCGGACTCATCCCCCGCGTACCGGCCTCGGCACCGGTACACCCTGCCGCGCTTCGACGACTCCGCGTACACACGGCACCCGCACCGCACCAGCGTGGGCTCCTCGCCGCCCTCGCCGCCCTCGGCGCGATCGACGCGCGCCCCACAGGTCCCGATCCCCGACAGTTCGTGAGACGCCCTTCCGTCCCGGACCTGGCCGGACCTGCTCTTGAGGCGCCGCTGAAGCTCGTACCAGTCTTCCTCGGAGACGATGCCCTCCCACCCGCCTTCAGCAATGAGACGGCCCTTCCAGGAGCGTTTGCCCATGATCGAGGAGCGCATGAGCATGCTTCGGACGGTCGCCGCCGTCCACCCGCGCGACGTTTTACCATCAGGCATCCGCTGGCCAGCGATGTACTCGATCGAGTTGGGCATCTTGCGTGTGTTCAGGTCCCTAGCGATGGTCTCCAGGCCGTCCCCAGCGAGAAGCCGATCAGCCATCTCCGCGACGATCTCCGCTTCGTCCGGCTTCGGTCGACGCTCCAGGAAAGATCCAGTCTTCGGGTCGTAGACGTGCTCGAACCCATACCCGGGGCGCCCTGACGCGCCACCAGCCTCTGCGCGCGCGGCCACGTCCCGAAGGATGCGCTGGCGAGTGTCGCCAACCTCGGCGACCGCTTTGGCGAGCATGATGTCCAGGAAGAACATGTCCTGTGGGTTCTGCGGGTCGTAGATCTTCCCACCCACCCACAGGAACATCCCGAGGTCCTGGAGCAGCCGAACTGTTTGGGACCAGGTGCCGCGTTCGCGGGCAAGGCGGCTGATCTCCCATCCCCACAGCCTGTCCCCTGGTTGCCCGTCGCGTTTCAGATCCTCCATGAGACGGTCCCAGTCGGCGCGGGCGCGCTTGGCGTACTGGGATGCGGAAATGTCGTCGTCCCGGTACTCGCCTGCGACGGGCACGCCCTCGCGGTCGCACTCTCGGCGGCCGATGGTGAGCTGCTGGTCGCAGGAGGAGCCTTCGCGCAGGTCTTTGCTGACACGGGCATATAGCCAGGCGCGGCCGGACATCAAGTCAAGGGCGCGGGAGGATGGGGGTTCAGTCGCCATGGGCTTATGGTAGCCGCAGAAGTGCGGTACTATCTCTTCATGCCGTCCTGGATGAAGTCTTAAGAACAGACTTTTTTCATGACACGGCCCCATCACGGCGATTCGACCGCCGGACAGGGCCCATCCCGACACCTGACCTACCAGGAGCCGAGCTGTGAACAGCCTAATCCCTGACGGCTTGACCGTCTCCCCCGCGCTTGAGGCTTTGCGCCTCGCGCTCTCCCACCTCTCCCCCGTCGAGGCGGTCGCTCTCACCGTCGCCATGGTCGCCCTCGTGGTGTCCGCGGCGACGATCCGCCGCCAGCCCCTCACCCTCAACGACCGCAACGTCCGCGACGCCGGCCTGACCCCCGGGGAGGCCCGACGATGACCCTCATCGACTTCGTCCTCGCGAACCCCTTCGGTGTGATCCTCGGCCTCAGCGTCGCCGTCTCGATCATCGCGGTCGTCTACGCCGTCATGGCCGCTGACGCCGAGGGGCGGCACTGATGAGCGCCGCTGACGCCCCCGACGTGGACGCGGCCCTCCGCGCGATCGCTCTGGTCCGCGCCGCCCACCGCCAGGACGACGCCGGAATCGAGCGGGCCCTCGACGGGGCTGACGCCGAACGCGCAGCCCTGGTCGCCGTGCACACCGCCCGCATCACCGCCGCGGTCATCGCGGACAGCGGTCGCACGGTCGAGGACGTGTGCCGGGAGCTGCGCCGCCAGGTGGCACCGTACCGACGGCCGGTGCTGCTCCCTCCGTATCCGCCGGTCCCGGATTTCAGTCGCTGACCGTGCGGCCCCTCTGTCGCCTGGCCCGTCCTGCTGGGCGGCTCGGGGACCAGCACGGTCCGCCAACCCCCGAAGGAGCCGACATGGGATTCAAGGACGACACCGCGAAGAAGATCAAGGCCGCGAACGCGGCGGGCGACACCGACGAGGCCGCGAAGCTGCTCGCGCACTACCTCATGGAGTCCGACATGGACCGGTCCGAGCAGCAGTCGTTCATGAGCAAGCTCGACGCCCGCGAGAAGTAACCCACCACCCCCCGAAGGAGCCCTCATGGCCAAGCAGGACAAGCCCGTCGAGTCCGTTCGGATGATCGACGACGTCACCGTCATCACCTACGAGGACGGCACGGTCGAAGAGCTCACCGGTCCCGTGGACCTCAAGCTCGGCACCGTGCGCGGCGGCATCAGCATGAACTTCGGCAACGGCTGACCACCCCGAAACCAAGACGGCCCGCCCCCGTCGGTGAGGACAGGGCGGGCCTCCGATCCCTAGGAGACCGGATATGAACACCGTACCAACAGAGAATCAGCAGGACACAACCCTGCTGGAGGCCATCCTCCCCTGGCTTCCGTGGGCTGCCACAGCGGGAGTGATCGCCGTTGCAGTAGGGATTCTGCTGCTGCTCCACCGCTCGGGCCGCCTCGCTCCAACCGTGGAGCGCGTGCGGCGGCTCCTGGTGAAGCGCACCGTTCCGGTTCCGCGCGATGCCGCTGAGGCCGCCGCGGGCGCCCCGCCCGCTGCCAGCGAGCCCCCGTCGTGGCTCCCCCGGGCGCTCGGCGCAGCGGCTGCTCTGCCGACCCTGTTCGCTCTGCCGTGGGCTGCGTGGGCGGTCGCGCACGTCCTGCCCGTCCCGCTGTACATCAGCCTCCCCCTGGGTGTGCTGTTCGACCTGGTCATGGTCGCGTCGGTGGTTCTGGCGCTGCTCGTGCCGTCGGTAGCCCGTCAGGCGTCCGCTCTCGGGTGGGCTGCCGCTGCGTTGGCGTCAGCCGCGATCGTCGTGCACGTCGGCTGGTCCGGCGCGCTGCTGTTCGCTGCGACGCCGCTGCTGTCGAAGGCGCTCTGGGCGCTGCTGGTGACGATCCGCCGCAACGAGGCGGACACCCGCGCCGAGGCGAAGCGCAAGGAGGAAGAGGCCGCCGAGGAGCGTGAGCGCGCCGAGGCGGAGCGGGCGGAAGCCGCGGCTGAGGCCGCCCGTCTGGCTGCCGAGGAGCAGGCCCGCCAAGACGCGGAGCTGTCCACTGAGTTGTCGCACGAGCGCCGGGTTGAGCTGGCTCGCCTGGAGGAGGACGCGGCGTACATCGAGGAGAAGGCCGAGAAGGAGTTGCGGGTCGACGAGGCCAAGGCCAAGGCCGAGCACCAGCAGAAGCTCGCGGACATCCGGCGTCGCGGGGAGCAGCGTCGGGCGATGGAGGAGGAAGCGGCGAAGGTGGAACTGGCCCGCCAGGAGCTGATCCAGAGGATCAACGCGTCCCGCCCTGCGTCGTTCGCGTTGGGTGCTGGCGATGTTCCGAACGACCTGTCGTCCCTCCCCCGTCCTGCCTCGCCCACGGGGGACGCGACTGACCACCTCTCACTCCTCGGGTTCGGCTCTGACCAGGGAGTGTCCCGGGGACGTCCCGTGGGAGATCAGCCCGTCATGGATCCGCAGGTTCGGGAGCTGGTGACGTACATCGCCACTGCTGGCGAGAAGGCGTCGGTGCGTGGCGCTGCTGCGGAGCTGAAGGTGGCTGCGCCGACGATCCGTCGCTGGCGCGAGAAGGCCGAGAAGCAGGGCCTGGACATGTCGGCGCTGAAGCGCACCAAGTAGCACCTCTCCCCCGGGACGCGCGATGCGTCCCGGGGGGGTCGCCCCCTCGGGGGTGTGACGACTTCCCCGCTCGCCGGGTGGGTGGTCACACCGGTCGAGGACGGGACAGGCGCACGAGCACACGGGTGAGCGTGGCCGGATCCCTCCACACCTTGGAAGCACCTACTCGAAGGAGCCACCCATGTCTGAACGTCCGATACCCACCAGCAAGCTGATTCCTGTGGTGTTCGCCTGCGCCGCCGTCGCCATCCTGGCGATGTTCGGGGCCCCCGAGATCATCCTCGTCCCGATCGCCGCGATCACCGTTGTGTGGGGGGCTGTCATGGTGGTTCGCCACTACCTCGCCGGTCGGAAGCGGGGGGACGCCTGATGTACGGGTTCCTCGCCATCTGCATGTTCGCGTGGGCGTTCTGGCTCAACAAGAAACTGAAGGGACGCCGGGCGGGACTGATCGCCCTCCTGGTCGGCGCGGCGGGGAGCATGCTGCTCTACGAGTCCCCCATGTCCTCGACGATCTCCAACTGGGCTAATGGAACCTTCATCGGCGGAATCGCGGGGGCATTCGGAGGCTGGGTCGGGGAGCCTCTGCCCACCGGGGTGATCTGGTCGGTGCTGTGCATCGTCGGGTTCGTGATCACCCTTGTGGACCTGCGCTACGACCACACGTACAACCCCGTGGCGATCGCTGCCCTGACCATCACCCCGATCGCTGCCAAGGGCTCGGGCTCGGGTGTGGTGACCGGCTTCATCGACTGGTTGCACTCCATGGGCGCGACGTTCGTTGCCGGGATTATCGGCGGCGCGATCACCTAGAACAACAGCGGGCCGCCGAGAAAGCACCTCGGCGGCCCTGGTTGCCCATACTCGTAAGGACTCACTGATCATGGCACACAAGCACGAGACAGACGAGATGGACGCGTACACGGACGGGATCCCGATGGGTGTCGTCTATGAGGCGTCCCCCGGGACGCCCCTCCCCCGGGAAGGGAGGACGAAAGAGGAAACGCCAGACGGGACGGAGGGGGACGCTCCCAGGTCAGGCCACGGGACGGACGGGACGCCCACCGAAGGCGTCATCGTCCCCGTTGACACCCCCGCCGACGCCGTCACCCCCAAACGCGCTCTCCTGGACGACGTCAACGCCCGGCTCAGGGCATCGCTGGGAGCCTCACACACCTACGCCCTCCTCGCGTGGTCGCGGCGCTGGCGGACCGCCGAAGCCTACGTCCAGGACCCCGAGCTGTACGCCGAGATCGTGGAGGAGGCCCGTTCGGAGATCCGCCGGGAACGCGCCGCCGTTGCGAAGAAGCTCGACAAGGCGCGCATCCGCCGCGACGAAGCACAGGTCAAACTCCTCACCGAGGAACTCCGGGAGCTGGAGAACAAGGCCCCGTCGGCGATGAAGATGGACGCGCTCACCTTCAAGGCCCGGGGCGGCAGGCTCGCGAAGCAGGCCGCGATCCCCGGAGTGGTCGCTCTCGGCCCGGTTGCTGCGCTGATCGGCGCTGGGATGTGGTGGCCGCTGCTGGCGTGGCCGGCGGCGTGGGTGTGGCTGGCGATCCAGGGTCACGCGATCGCGGTCGCTGAGGGGACGGTGAGCGCGACGGAGGCTGCGTCCCCCCTCGTTCCGCCTGGTGAGCTGGGCGGATCTGCTGCGGTCGTGTCGTCTGCATCCCGGGGGGTCGTCCCGGGGTCGGTGGTGGTGGGTGCGACGGATGCGGAGAACCGTCTCCTGTCGCGTCTTGCCGGGTGGGAGGAGCACACGGCGGGCCGGGGCCTGGAGGGGGTCGTCCCGGGGACGCCGACGGTGGACGCACTCGGCATTCGGGTGGTGATGACCCTGTCGGGGAAGGCGAACCCGGAGTGGCTGGAGAAGAAGATGCCCGTCGTCCGCGCGGCTCTCAGCGTCCCCCGGGACGTGCGCTCTGACCTGTCCGAAGGCGACTACGGGGATCAGGCGGTGCTCAGGATCCGTACCAGGACGCCGTCCCGGGACATGGTGTGGCGTCCCGGGTGCAAGGGCATCGGCCTGGACACCGAAACGGGGCAGCCCGTGGTGCTCCCGAAGGGGCGGATGCTCATCGCGGGGACGTCCGGAGCGGGCAAGTCGGTGCTGGTGAGGGTGCTCATCGCCGAAGCACTCCAGGCCACCGAGCCGACCATGGTCGTCTACATCGACCCGAAGGGTGAGGAATCCGCCCTGTGGCGCGGCAAGATCCGCATCGCCATCACCCCTGAGGACATCCTCGGTGTGCTGCGGGAGCTGAATGCCGAGTCCCATGATCGGTCGCAGATCATGCAGGAGCAAGGCGTGTCGACGTGGACTCCCACGAAGGACCGGCCGCGGATCGTCGCAATCGTCGATGAGGGCGCGGAGATCGTCGCGATGCACGACACCTCTGCAAAGGATCCCGCGGACCACCTCAACCTTCTCGGGCCGCTCCAGCCGCTGGCGACGATGGGTCGTTCGCGGGCCATTGACCTGAAGTGGGCGACGCAGAAGCCACTTCTGGGCTCGGGCATTCCGTCGCAGCTCAATGGGGTGATGCAGGACAGGGTGGTGTTGAAGACGGCTGGCCGCAACGAGAACAACCAGGTCCTCGGGTCGGACTGGAAGTCCCACGAGTTGGAGTTGGGCGGATACGCCGTTTTGAGCATCGCTGGCCGGGGCCCGTCGCAGCCTCCGATCCAGGTATGGGACCTGTCCTCGGACTCTGCGGTGGCCACCGTCCCGGGCGGTGCTGTGTGGTCGTACCGGCCACGCACGGAGGTGCCCGGGGAGGCCGCAGAGGCCCCGCGTGGAGCGACCGGGGGCAGTGACCTGCCGCCTGTCCTGGCGGCGGCTCTGTTGCTCTCCAATGGTGCCCGCGGGGTGCGTGGTGAGGTGGTCGCGTCGGCGGTGGAGATGGACCTGTTGGACACCCAGAACGCCCTGAAAGACGCGGGCGCGAAGGCCGGTCGCTACACCGACCACGAGGGAACCCAGGTGCGCGGGTACCGCCGTGAGGACCTGGAGGAGGCCGCTGCCCGTTACACGGGGTGAGTGTCTGCGGGGTGTCTGGTCGCTGTCTGGCCGGGCGCCCCGTAGACGACCTCGTAGACATGGCGAAACCCCAGCGTTTGCTGGGGTTTTCGTGTTCTCAGACGCCCGTAGACGGCCTTGGGGGCGGAGGCGGAGGCATTCACTGTTCCCGCTGGCTACGGCCGCCTAGACGCATCTGGCAGCCTCTTAGACACCACGGGGCGTCTACCCGTCTAACGGTCACGGTCAGTCGCGTTCGCGTTTGAGGACGGACCGCACCAGCGGGCGCCCGTGCTGCTCGCCGATGACGGTCTCGGCGACGAGTTCCCACCCGTCGGCGCCCCAGTTGCGGAGGTCGCCCTGGTGCGGTCCGCCGGGGATTTCCTCGATGCGGTACTCCCAGCGCTGCACAGCGGCCTCCTCCGGTTGGTGTGTCCAGTCTAGTTCGCGGCGCCGGGGTCCCGAGTGTGCCAGCCCACATCGCGAGCGTTCAGGTCTAAACAGAGCCCGCGGCTGCTGCCGCAGAGCATGGGGTTACCCGACCGAGGAGCCCCCATGATCGACGCTGGCGTGTTCGCCGCGATCTTCGCCGCCCTGTTCGCCGCGCATCAGGTCGGCGATCACTGGGTGCAGACGTCCCGCCAGTCCGCCGGGAAGGGCGGCTCGGGGTGGTCCGCTCGCGCCGCGTGCGCCCGCCACGTCGCCTCGCTCGTCGTCACGAAGTTGATCTTCCTGCTGCCGCTGCTGCTGACCGGAACTGACGTCCACCCCGGGATGCTCGTGCTCGGTCTGGCCGTGGACGCTGCTAGCCACTACTGGGCGGACCGCCGCACAACCCTGGCGCGACTCGCTGAGAGGCTTGGGCTGGCGGGCTTCTACCGTCTCGGCTCTCCCCGCCCCGGGCGCGACGACAACCCGTCCCTCGGTACCGGCGCATACGCTCTCGACCTGAGCTGGCACGTCGCCTGGCTGTTCGTCGCCGCCTTGATCATCGCCGCCGGCGCTTGAGGAAGGCCCAATGCGACGTGACCGGCGCCACTTCGTAAACGCTAATTTTAGACAGTCCCGACCGGGCCGGGCGGTCAGGATGGTGGCACCGGAGAGAGGAGACCCCGATGCCCGACCACTCCCGCGACCCGCTCGCGACACCCGAGGAACAGGCCGGCCTCGACGAGGTCGAGGCCATGTACGAGCGTGACCGTGACCGGTACCGCGAGTACGTCGAGAAGCTCCGGCAGATGACGGAAAAGACATGATGGAGCCGACGAGGAGGAGACCAGCATGGGGTACGACCATCTGAGCGAGAGCACGCGGGAGATCCGCCGAATCCGCGCACAGCGCCGGGAGGAGCAGCTGACCCGCGCCGAGAGGGAGGCCCGCGACTTGGCTCTGGAGGAGGCCCGCGACGCACGCTACCGGCCAGTGCCGTTCGCGGGCGGCCCGTGGGCCGGGCGGACGGAGATGGTGGAGCTTCTGGCTGACGGTCGTCTCCCACCTGAACTCATGGTGGTAGGTCGCGAGCCCACGGTGACGGACTTCGGGGCGCTGATGCACGTACCGGGGCAGTACCGGTACGTGCTGAGACGCGACCGCGAGGACGCTCTGCTGTACATCTCCGCCGAAGAGCTGTGGCCCGACGCCGGGCATGATGGGGCGTGATCACTGGGCAGTGGGTGTTGCACCTGGACGGCCCGCACGACGGCGATCACCTGCCGGTCGTCTTGGTCGCGGGTCGTCTGCCTGCCCGTGTCGCCTACCCGGAGCACGCCGCGGGGAGCGACGCGTGGTCGGGCGGCCCGGTGGTGGTGCGCACGCACGTCTATGACCTGGTGGACGGCCCGGTGGGACGCTCGGACGCGGTGTACGTGTACCAGGACGCGGAGGGGTGACCTCGGCGCGTCAGGTGGCGCGCAGGAACGCCGCCCACTCCCCGCGCGGGATGTCCAAGTGGCCCTCGTGCGGGTGCTTGGAGTCGCGGATGGCTGTGCCCGCAGGCAGGTCCGCGACCTCCACGCAGTCGTTCGCGGTCGCGCTGTAGCTGGACTTGCGGAACGCCACCTCAACGCAGTTCTGAGGCTGGCTGTACGACGACTTGAAGAACACGAGTTCGCTCATCCCCGTGGTGTACCCGCTGGCGCGGTGGTGGGGGTGGCCGGATGCGGACAGGACAAAGCTCAACACTCGGTGAGCCGTGTCGTGGGGCATTCGTACCATCTGCTCATGACCTCCTTCACTGCCCTGCACCGAGCTCTTGGCCTCCCCCCAGGGCCGCTGTCGATCGACATGCTGGACGCGGCCATCGAGGCCGGCGTACACGAGATGGCCGACCTGGACTGGAAGGAAAAGCTGATCCCAGCGAAAAACCTGACTCAGTCCGACTTCCCCAAAGACGTCGCCGCGATGGCCAACAGCGGCGGTGGGCTCATCGTCTACGGAGTCGACGAGACCCAGAAGGTAGCAACCGAACGCGTGGATGTCGGCGTCTTTGATGAGAACCATGAACGCACGCTGCACAGCGCCGCCATCTCGGCGATCTCCCCACCCGTTTTCAACCTGCGTGTCCACCAGCTCGGCTCCGAGGCCGAAGGGCGAGCCGTTGCGGTTGAGGTGCCCGCAAGCGTCGCAGGGCCACACTTGATCTACCGCAACCAGTTCTTCGGGGCTCCTATCCGCAATGACGCCGACACCGTCTGGATGAGGGAGCATCAGATCGAGGCGATGTACCGGGCGCGATTCGAGGAACGCCGCCACGCGAGTGAAGCTCTCGACTCGCTGTACCAGGAGACCGCGGACGGCCTCAACACTAAGGAACGGGCGTGGCTCATCGCTGTTGCCCAACCGCGAATTCCGCGGCTGCTACACCGGGCCGACCGCGAGGAGGTGCGCCCGGTACTTGCTCGCGCTCGGAGACTGACGCTCACCTATGCATCCAGCCAGGACAACCATCCGATAGAGAACGTCGAATGCGACAACCCGCGGCCAGGCCTGCGTCGCTGGGTGGCGACGAACACCGCCACCGATGAGCGATCCCAGTGGAAGCAGGCGTGGGTGAGTGTCCACCACGACGGAGCGGTCACTGTGGCCACCGCGATCGGAGGGCGCCCGATAGACGCGAAGAGCTCCCACGAGGGCGGGGAGGTGCGGGGGTCGGGCGTTGAGTGCGCAGTCGCCGACTTGATGGCCTTGGTTCGGGCGACCGCCGAAGGCAGTGGTGATCGCGAGTACGAGGTTCGCGTCGGCATTGAATGGGATGGTGACGGGCCACTGACGTTGTGCCGCACCGAGTTCGGTGGCTGGCTCCCTGCGCCCGCAGCATACTCACTGAGTCGATACGTGCCAGTCAGCATGACCGTCATGGCGACCGCGTCGGAGGAGGACTTCCACGAACAGGTGCATGACCTGGCCCAGGACTGCGTGAACCAGGGGGGCTTGTTCAACCTTGAGCTGATCTCCCTGCCTGATCGCGAGTAGTAGGCGGCTGCCCTCATGCTGATCCGCCACGCCCTGCCCGAGGATGGGCCGGACATCGCGGCCCTGGTCGCCACCGCGGCCCCGCCCTTCGGCGCGAAGGGGTACTCCGAGGATGTCCTCACCCTGGTCGCCGTTGATGCCGGCGTCGTGGTCGGCTGGATCGAGGGATCCTCGACGGGGCGTACACGGGCCCCGGCGCCCCGGTGCCGCCTCCGCACGGGTACGTCCTGTCCGTGGTGGTGGACGCGTCGTGGAGGCGGCAGGGTCTCGGCACGGGGCTGCTGGACGCGTTCGTGGGCGTCGCGCGGGAGGCGGGAGTGCCGTGGGTGTTCCTGTTCCCGGACGAGAGCGACGGGGTCGAGGGGCGCGTCGCGTTCTTTGAGCGGGCCGGGTTCGAGGCGGTGGACGACCTCGACGAGACGTGGCCCGCGATGGGGCGGTGGGCTCATGACGCCAGGTAGTCCAAGGCGAAGCCGATGAAGAACAGCGGGACGGCGATGATGCGCAGCCAGCGTTCGAACCGGGGGCGGGCAAGCAGGCGCCCGAAGTTGATGGCGATCCGATGTCCGTAGTTAACCAAAAGTGCTCCTCCGGCAGCTCCAGCCACGGCGTGGAAGGCGACGGCCATAAGCCATCCGCCGATGGTTGGCCACGCTGCCTGGATGGCATCTCCTGCGCCTAGGGCCATAGAGAGGGGGTAGCTGAGAACTGTCACCGGGAGGCAGGCGAGAAGGGTTCGTCGAATCAGTGACGCTTCCACGATGCTTTCGCCCCAGCGGATGATGCGCTCCGAGCCGACGATGTCGAGCACGATCGTCGTCCCCGCGAGGAAGGCCAGGAGCTTCCCTGTTCGCGCCGCCCAGAGCACGGACATGCCGTGGATGCTGTGTTCGGTGAGTTGCTGGCCTGACCACCAGAGGGTCCACGCTTCGGTGAGGGTGAGGTCCACGCGGGGAGCGTAGGGCTGCGGGCGGGGCAGTGAGGGCGGGTGGCCGCTTCCGGCCACAGGCTTGGCCGCGGGCTTGCCCCGGGCGGACGAGGGGCGCGGGAAGATGGGCGGCATGAGCGCAGACGAACTCTCAGAACGAGAAGTTGCCTTGTGGGACAGGGGCGGCCGAGACATCGACTTCAGCTACCCCCTCTTGGCGAGTGGCTACCGGTGGCAGCCGGATGCCCTCATCGACAAGGAGGAGTTCTACGACCGCATCCAGGCTGAAGTATTGACGCTCCGGGAGGATGACTCCGAGAAGTACATAGCGGGGATTCGCGAGGCCGAAGGGCGTGGGTTCGTTGCCGAGCTGACGCCTGAGGGCGGGCTGGAGCTTGGCGGTCGACTGGGAATCATCCTGAACAGTCGCAGGAAAACGTGAGATGAGCGCCCGTGCGGGTCGGGCGCCCTGTCACCACTCCTGCTCGTCTTGGTGGGCGTACACGGGCCTACCGTCGGGTTCGTTGGTCAGCCAGTACTCGTGGCGGATCTGGATGCGGCCAGGGGTCACGGGGTTGAGGCGACCGTGCGGCCCGGCGGCGAGGTTGTAGTCCTCGATGCGGGTCTCGATGAAGTCCCACCGGTCGGGGAGGCCGCCGTTGGGCGCGATGTCCACGGGGATCTCCTCGCCGTCCCAGGGTCCGCCGACGAACGGCATCGGCTTGCTGTCCATCACGCCTCCCCGTGCGGCACGTACCCGTGGACCATGACGCCGCGCATGTCGAGGCGGGGCAGTGCCGGGTTGATGCGCAGCGGGGCGAGGCCAGCTTCCAGCCCTTCCCAGTCGATCCACAGGGCCTCCCCCATGGCGGTCGCCGCGTCCGCGAGTGTCTGGCTGAGGTCGCGGCCGACCTTCTCCAGGGCCTCGCTGAGTCGTTCGGCTTCTTCGGTGGTGATCAGGGGCCGTGTGAATGGGGTGGCGGGCTCAGTGGTCATGTCGTCTCCTGAACTTGTAAGGATCTCTTTCAGGTTGCCCACTAGGTTGCCCACAAGCGCTGTGGGCAACCTAGTGGGCAACCCCTGGGCGGCCTAGCTGAACGAGAGGGTCCGCCAGTCCCGATGACGCCACCCGCGCCGCTCGTGCTCACGAATCCACTCGTCGCGCACTTCCGCGGTGGTGAACCTGCCCTCGGATGTGCAGTCGCGGCAGATCGCGACGTGCCGCCATGACGCATCACTGAAAGGCAGGGGGCCCGTGGAGACCCCGGCGGGTGTCCACCTCGCGGCGTCGGGGCCGCGTTCCCACGCTTCGAGGGTGGCGTCGATCTGGCCGATGATGTCCATGCTGCCTCCTGTGTCTAGTGTCGCTGGGCGGGGCCCGCCGGGTGGTCCGGCAGGCCCCGGGGGGTCAGGCTGCGGCCTTGTCCAGCTCTCCCGCCCACTCCGCCAACGCCTCGAAGTCCGACGCCTCCAACCCGACCGCAGGGTCAACCCAGTGCAGCAGAGCCGGGCCGTTGTGCCGCTGAGCGACCCACTCGCGGTCGGTGTCGGTGATCTCGTCGTCTATCCACGCGAACGGGCGTCCGTTGGCGTACTCCACGATGAACGGCGTCTTGAAGTAGAGGCCGGACGGGGAGACGCCATTGTCGGGGAATCCGCACACGGGCAGCTCTGGGAGGCCAATGCGGGGGCCGATCTGTCGGTTCGCGGACCGTTCCCAGGTGGTGCCCCACACCAGCTCGAACGGCAGCTCCATGAGTGCGGGCCCGTGGGTGGGGTTCAGGAACACCTTGAACTCTTCGATCTTGCGGCGCGCGTACCCGGCGCGGTGCGCGGACCGGTTGGAGCGGTCGTAGGGGTTGAGGGGTCCGTCGACGTCGATGAACAGGATCGGGCGCTGGTCCATGGTTCCTCCTGTGTTCATGGTCGCTGATGGGCCCGCCGGAGATCACCCGACGGGCCCGGGGGGGTCAACCGCGCGAGATCAGCGGGACGAGCAGATCCCGGCGGTCCCGGTCGATGAGGTAGTCCACCAGGCGGCGGACACGGTCCGGCCGATCGTTGTGGAGGATGTTGAACAGCGGCCGGTCCGCCTCGATCGCGGCCTGCTCCGCCTTCTCCGCGTCGGCGCGGTCTCCGAAGTGTTCCAACGTGGACCGGGCGGCAAAGTCCATCCATGTGGAGTCGGTCTCGTGCGAGCCCAGGCGGGCAGGCATGTTCGCGCTGATGCCGACGTACAGGAGGACGTCCTCGGCGTCGTAGTAGCGGTACAGGACGGTCTCACGGCGTCGGACGCCCTTGCGCTTGGCTTCGACCTGAGGGCGCTTGGGGCGGCGACGCTTCCGGTCGGAGTGGGACCCGGAGGGGATCGTCGGGTTGGGGGAGAAGAACTTGACCTCTTCTTCAGCGCGGGGCTCGAAGAGCGGGAGGTAGGTGCGGGGCAACTCGTCCCGTGGGGTCGCGGGCGGGGGAAAGATGCTCGCGCTGCTCGGTTCGGGGGTAGCGTTCATGGTGGCCTTCTTCCTGGTGGTTCAGGGTGGGGGTTAGGGCCCGCGCGGTGGTGGTTCACGGTGCGGGCCCTCGTGGGTTAGAAGCTGGCCTTGAGGTCTTCGTCGGTGAACGTGTCGAAGAACGTGTGGTCGGGGACGGGAGCACGCGCCCCGGTGTGGACCTTCTCCGGCGGGGCCAGTAGCGGCTCGTCGTAGGCGTCCTGGTTCTCAGGGTTCTTGTACGGCTTGTAGCCGCTCCCGTTGATGCTGCGCAGGTACGCGCCTGGGTCC